AAAGTTTTAGAAACTATAAAATCTTGGATTCTATTAGCTTGGAAAACTGTAAGTTCTGCTGAGTTTTGGATAGTTCCCCCTAAAGAAACTTATAACACTCCAGCTTTAGTTGTTGCTGATGGTGGCATAGAACCTGAAACTGGAGAGCTTTACATTAATTCTAAAACTAATACACCTCACATAAATCCTGATACTGGAGAGATGTACTCAGAGTTACCTGAAACAATTAAAGAATCAACAAATTTTTCTAAAACAGAAATAGAAACTGCAAGAGAAAAAAGTAAAACTTGGTCTACTGAACAGGATTAATATTTTTTATGTCTTTAATTGGGAACATTTTAGGCAGTCTAGGTGGCAAAGTAGTTGATGCTGTAGACAACAGATCTGAAAGGAAACACGTAGAAAAAGTACGTAAGTTAGAGATAGAAGAATTAAGACATAAAACTAAAATGGATATGCTTGCTAAAGGTCAAGAGATGGACAATAGTTGGGAACTAGAGCAAATAAAAAACTCTGGTTGGAAAGATGAAGCAGTCTTGGTTACACTCCTGATACCACTTTGGCTGTGCTTTGTTCCTTACACAGTTGTTTACGTTGAGAATGGTTTTAACGCTTTGTCTCAAACACCCGATTGGTATCAATGGCTTATCTTAGTAATCTTTTGCGCTATTTACGGAGTTAGAATATGGCGCAGGAAATGAGTATGGGAACAACTACTGAGATAGCTTTAGAAGCTCTTGAGCGTATTGCTCTACATGAAAAAGAATGTGGAGAACGCTGGGCCGAAGCAATCGTTGAACTAAGAGAACTAAAGAAAGCAACGGATACTCATGCACAAAGATGGGAGAAACTAGCTTGGTTATTTGTCGGCACAGCAGTTACTTGTACGATTACTGTTTTAGCTGCTGTTTTAGTTTAAGGGGTTAGCATGTCGCAAAGAGCAAGATCATTACAAACTTTAACTGAAGCTTTAGGAAGACTTGGTGCAGGAGGTAATATAAGTTTTGGAAGGACTGTCGATCCTTCTATTTTTATGGGCTTTGATGAAAGAGAACTTTATCGTCGATACTATGAAGCTATGGCTGAAGCAGAACGTAAAAGACAAGAAGCACTTAATGAACAACAATCTTCAAATAATGAAGAACAACAAGAAGAAGAAGTAAATTTAGATCAAACTGGTTTAGAACCTCAAGTTCCTGTATTAGACAATGAAACTCTTAGACAAGTTGATTTTGCTGTAAGAGGCTTTGAAAATGCACTAAGACTTTATTTAAGTGATGCTGGTGTTGATGACGTAAGTTCTAAAGAAATTTTAAATTCTTATACAGCCGTTAAAGATAAAGGACTTATTGACATAGCTTATGATTCTTTAGACAAGCTCAGCAAAGAACTAGAAAAAGATCTCCTTAGAAAACAATTAGCTGGTGGAGGAATAGGTGTTAAAATTAATAAAAACGATGGCAGAGATGATGTATCTCTTGTAATAGGAATACCTCTTCTTGGTGGACTTGATCCTTTAGAAATACCAATAAAAAAACAGGGGAAATACGTTAATGTTATTCAGTCAACAAAAGATACAGCAAGAAAAGTATTTGAAGACCTAACTTCGGTTCCTCAAGATATTTTAGATGAAATTAAAAAAGTTTTAGGGACTGATGAAGAAGTTGCTCCGTCTATATTTAGTACAGTAACAGATGAAAACGGAAATATCTTTTTGACTATTGCTGGTATTGTTTTTGAATCAGATAGACTTAAAAACTTATTAGCAAAAAAACATCCATGGATACAAACTGAAATAGTTGGAACAATTATAGATGAAGCCCGTAATCAATTTTCTGGAATTGGGGGTGCTGATGATGTAGAAACTCTTGATAGGGATGGTGATAGTTATATTGATAGTGAAGATGCTTTCCCTGATGATCCAACTGAATGGGAAGATAGTGATGGAGATGGTGTAGGAGATAATTCCGATGCTTTCCCTAATGACCCTAATGAATCTTCAGATAGGGACGGAGATGGTATAGGGGATAATTCTGATCCTTTCCCTGATGACAGCACTAAGCCTTCTTCTGATGACGACTCTGATGATGATGATTCTGATGATGACGACGATGATTCCGATGACGATGATTCCGATGACGATGATTCCGATGATGACGACTCTGATGATGATGACTCTGATGACGATTCCGATGACTCTAGCTCTGATGACTCTAGCTCTGATGACTCTAGCTCTGACGATTCTAGTTCAGACGATTCTAGTTCTGATGACTCTATCTTTGGAGATACAACTACTACAACTACTGATGATACTGAAACTGATACCGAAGAAGGGACTGTTGATTTAAACGAAGAAGAAGAAGAAGAAGAAGGAATTGTAACTCCTGAAATAGACATTCCTCCAGAAAATATTGATAGTGGAGGTGGTGGAGGAGGAGTAGGTATTGCTGCTAGTCCTTTTAGTTTATTCAGCACTCAAGAAAGGAGAGCTTCTTTACCTTTTGAAGTTCCTAATGTTACTCCTTTACAATTTAATGTCCCTCAGAGTGGAAGTATTGTTGAAGGGTTATTTCCAGAATATGCTCCTAAAGTATCAAAAATTGAACCATTACAAACAGTTTTAAATAATTTACGTAATGATTCTTTACAGCTAACAACTAAAGGTTTATTTGATGACTTACTTAAACTTGGTTAATGAAGTCTTACGAAGACTAAGAGAAGACACAGTTACGACTGTCTCTCAAACTACGTACTCAACAATGATAGGAGACATAATTAATGATGCTAAAACAGCAGTAGAGAGTGCGTGGGATTGGTCTGCATTAAGAGGCACTATCTCATTTAATACAACTGCTGATGATGCTACATATTCTTTGTCTGGAACTACAGATCAATTAAAAGTTATTGATGCAATTAACGATACATCTAATATATTTTTACATTATCAAACACCTACTTGGTTTAACAACAATAAGTACAATACTGGAACTGTTACTTCTAGTCCTGCTAACTACACTTTTATTGGGTTAGATGGAAGTGGAAGCACAGAGATAGAACTATGGCCTATCCCTGATGGGGTATACGCTTTAAAGTTTAATATTATTAATCGAACTGGAGCGTTAAGTTCAGACAGTAGTACAACTGCTATTCCTCATATGCCTATTGTTCATTTAGCGTATGCCTATGCTGCAAGAGAAAGAGGAGAAACAGGAGGAAGAACAGCAGGAGAATTGTTATCTAACGCACAGTTATATTTGTCTGATGCAATCGCTTTAGATTCCGCAAAGAATCCAGAGGAGTTAATTTACAGAGCAGTTTAATATGGCAAATCCAAGACAAAACATTACTATTTCTGCACCTGCTTTTAAGGGGTTGAATACTCAGGATTCTCCTATAGACATGGATCCTTCTTATGCTGCTATTGCAGAAAATTGTGTAATTGACGAGTTTGGAAGAATAGGCTCAAGAAAAGGATTTAAAATAAAAACGGCTGATGTCTCTTCTTTAGGAGGTAATTCTATTGAGGTCATTAAAGAGTTTATTAATTCAACAGGAACAAATGTTTTAATTTCTGCTGGTAATAATAAAATTTTTAGTGGTACGACTAGCTTAACGGATGTCTCCCCAAGTAGTTACACTATTTCTGCAAACAACTGGAAGATGGTAAATTTAAACGATCATCTCTTTATGTTTCAGTCTGGGCATGAACCTTTAGTCTTTGCTGGTAGTGCAGTAGAAAAAATGTCTGCTCATTCAGGTTCTTCTGGAACTCCTCCTTTTGCTAATGAAGTATTGTCAGCTTACGGAAGATTGTTTGCTGCAAATACTACATCGAACAAAACATTAGTTTACTGGTCTGATCTTTTAGATGGCACAGCTTGGACAGGGGGTTCTTCTGGTTCTTTAGACATAACAAAAGTATGGCCTTCAGGATCAGATGAAATTATAGCGTTAGCTGCACACAATGGATTTTTAATTATATTTGGTAAACAATCCATTGTTGTTTATGCAGGAGCTACTGATCCAGCAAATATGACATTAAGTGATACTGTTGCTAATGTCGGTTGTATTGAAAGAGATTCGGTACAACATACAGGCACAGATTTAATATTTTTGTCTGCTACTGGTGTTAGAAGCTTTGGGAGAACTATACAAGAAAAATCTTTGCCTCTTACTGATGTAAGTAAAAATGTAAGAAATAAATTAATGGATATTCATGCAGAGCAATCTACACCTGTACGCTCTGTATTTAGTCCAGAAGAAGCTTTTTATTTATTGTCTCTTCCTGATTCTAATACTGTTTTTTGTTTTGATTTAAGAGGTACATTAGAAGACGGCAGCTATCGGGTAACTATGTGGTCAGCTACTGAGTTAAAAGCAATGGATAGACTACAAGATACTACTTTGTATTTTGGAAATACCAATGGTTTGTTGGAGTACACTGGCTTTCAAGATTATGGTGGAGAGTATCAGTTAAGATACTTTAGTAACCCTTTAGCTTTTGGAGATTCTTCTAGGCTAAAGATGTTAAAAGAAATTATTGCAACAGTAATAGGTGGACAACAAGAAACCTTAACTTTTAATTGGGCTTATGACTACAGTGAAAGTTTTAATAAACAAGCAACAACAATTCAGTCTAATGCGAATACTGCATTTTTTAATGAGAGTGAGTTTAATGTAGCCACTTCAGAATTCACAGGTTCTATACTTGTTAGTAAAGTAAGCACTAAAACAACTGGTTCAGGTAATGTTGCTTCTATTGGATTTGAAGCTCAAATAAACAATAACCCGTTATCCCTTCAGGAAGTAAACATACAAGCTATTTTAGGCAGGATGAATTAATGAGTAATTATACTAAAACGACTAATTTTACAGCTAAAGACAGCCTTCCTACAGGTGACTCAGGTAAGATTATTAAAGGGACTGAGTTTGATACTGAGTTCAATAATATTGTTACTGCTGTTGCAACAAAAGCTGATTCATCAGGGCCAACATTTACAGGTACTTTGACTGCTGGCACTATTACTGGAGGGACATACTGATGGCTAATGGATTTTTTAATGAGGGTTTAGCCAAAAATTTAACTGAAGAAGCTATTAGAAATGCTCCTGTTCCTTTTGCTAATACTACTCCATCATTATTTTCTAACTTAAATTTTGGAAATTTGTTAGGAAGTTTAGTAGACACAGGTTTGCAGACTGCTGGTATTCAGAATCAACAACAAGCATTAAGAGAGTTTGGTGCAGGTGCTTTAGAAGGAATGGAGCGCATAGGAGGGCAAGCAAGAGAAGATGCTTCCTTTAAACCTTTTACTGTTACTTCTACGTTAGGCAATGTAGCAACTACTCCTGAAGGTGGCATTAATATAGGACTTTCTCCAGAGCAACAAGCTTTGCAGAATACGTTATTTGGTGGTGCAAGTAATCTAGCGACTGCTGCAACACAAGCTGACAATCCCCTCTTTAACCAACTAGCTCAACAAGCTTATGGAGGTGTTTCACCTTTATTGGCTCAAGCTCAAACTGCTGCTCAAGCTGTTGGAGCAATGGATAGACCTGCTAGAGAACAAGAAATATTTGATCGTTTACGGGCTATTCAAACAGAAGATGAGAGAAATGCTAGAATATCTTTAGAGAATCGTTTAGCTGGACAGGGTAGATTAGGACTTCTTACTTCTCAGTTCGGAGGTTCTCCTGAATTACTTGCCTTAGAAAAAGCACAAGCAGACGCTAGGAATAGAACTGCTTTAGCTGCTATGCAACAATCAGCAGCAGAGGAGACTAGAGATATTAATCTTGCTAAATCTTTACAGGATTTAACAGGAGGTATGTTTAACATAGGAACAACTGCTTCAACTACTCCTATGCAACTACGTGCTGGAGATTTAGCTAATTTACAAACTACATTTGGTTTAGGGTATGCTCCAGAAACTCAAAGGTTAGGTGCATTAAGTCCTGCAACAAATGTTGCTGCTCTTGCTGATGCAGGAAGAAGAGAAGGTGCAGGTTTGTTTGGTGAATCTTCTGTTGCTGGATTAGAAGCAGCCTTAACTGCTCGATTAAAAGAAGCTGAGTTAGAACAAAATCTGTTACAAGCTTTAGCGGAGAGTGCTAATGCTAGTGCTCAGACTAGCGGGGGTTTGTTTGATTTCTTAGGAGGGGCTTTAGGTAGAGTGTTTGGACAAACTAAAGAAGAACAAGATGCATTAAGAAATGCTGCTACTACTACTGCTAATGCTACATAACTATGCTGGCAGAAGTAGTTACTTGTATTTCACTTGTTAAAGGATTAAATGATGCTATTTCAAGTGTAAAAGAAGCAGGAGCAAATGCGTCTTCATTTGCCAATATGATAGGCAAGTACGCTCAAGCTAATGACGCAGTTATGGAGACTGAGCAAAAACATATTGGTAAATTATCTGTTCAAGATTCTATGCAGATACAGGTAGCAAAGAGACAGTTATCTACCTTTAATCAACAGCTTAAAGATTTAATGCTAATGCAGGGACTCTCTTCAGACTACAACGAGATAATGAATCGTGTAGAGGAAAGCAGATTAGAACATGAGAAAAGATTAAAAGAAATAAAACTTAAAAAAATACGAAGAGATAAAGAATTAAAAGAAACTTTACATATTTTGTTTTATATTTCTTTAGTTGTTGGAGTAGGTTTTTTAGCCGTATGGCTTTACTCAATAATGTAAATATAGGTACTGTAAAATGGCAGATTTAAGATTCGGAAGTTCATTTCTTAGCAGAGTTAATCCTGCATTAGAAAACTTAACTCGTATAGGTGCTGCTCCTACAGAACAACAAAAAGCAGAAGAAGCATTGTATGGAACTAATGTTGGAACAAGAAATCCTTTAGCAAGAAGCATTGGAGGTTTAATGTCTGCTTTAGGTTCTCCTGTAGATGTTAGGACTTCACCAGAAAGATTAGCAGAATCAACTAAAAATTTGGATTTATCTTCTGTTGAAGATCAACAAAAGTATCTGTTAGAACAGTTAAGATATGTTCAAGATCCTAAAAGTAAAGTTTTGTTAGCTACACAATTAGCAAAAATTAATGAAGAGCTTTCAAAAAAGAGCACTCAAGAAAAAACTATAACTGAAGTTGCTTCTCAGTTAGAAGAGCTAGGGTTTATTCCATTAGCAGATAATTTACGAAATGGATTAATTCCATTAAGTTCTGCTCAAAGTGTAATTACAGAAGCACAAAAAAAAGAGGTGCTTAATCAACAAGAAAAAGGGGATCAACTAACAAAAAATTCTGAAAATGTAGCTTATTTACTTGCGTCAGGAGTTCCTTCAAATGTTATTAGTAGTGTACTTAGAATCCCTGATTTTGAAAGTAGATCAAAAGCTATAAACAAACTGGTCGAAGATATTCCTAGTAAAAAAATTACGGAAATTAATAAAAAGAAAAACTGGGAAAACCTGTTTACAACAGAGATCTTAGAAAAAGACGGCATTTTACAAGTTTATGAACAGATTGGAATGGATGCTAATGCTAATGTAGTTCTTACAAGAATTGAAGACATTATTTCAGGAAAATCTGAAAAACAAACTATTGGAAATATAACACAATCTTTAGTTTATAACTCTCAAACTGATAGTATAATAAATACTAGAACAGGCATAGGGGATAATAACCAATTACTTTATTATAATACAGTAAGTAAACAATGGGAGCCTGTAGGTAATAGTGTAACTGTTGTTGATTCTAAATCTGCAACACCTAATGCTAATGAAGTTAAAGCAGCTACAGTTGCTATTGGGAAAGATAGAAATTGGTATGAAGCATTAAATCTGGATGAAAGAAGCACTATTAATCAAGATTTAGCTGCTATGGCAAAGGTTATAAATAATACAACTCAAATTCCTGAAAGAGAAAAACAAAATACTGTCCGTCAAATTGTTGACTTCATAAGTAATAAATTTTCTAATGAAACTGCTGCTTCTGGAAAAGGGGATCAAAAGTTTAGCAGAAGAACAATAGTACCTGCAACAGAAATACTAGCTGCTATCAGCGAATATAGTGCGTCAATTAATGAAGAGCTTTCAAATAGTTCTTCTTCACAAGACAATTTAAATATTATAACAAGATCCTTTAGTGATCTGAAAGATAACTAATTATGTCTCAAAATATCAAACTGCCTAATGGCAATATTATAACTGATGTTCCTTTAGACATAACTCAGGAAGAACTTAAACAATTAGTTCTTAAAAATAATTTAGCTACCGAAAAAGATTTCCAAACATCTAAAGAATCAGAAGGTGCTACTAAAAAATTACAAACTGTAGAAAAAGAAAAAACTCTTTTATATCCTGAAGTTCCTTCTCTTGATAAAGAGCTTGAACCTGTATTTCCTGAAGTTCCTACTTTAAAACAAGAAGAAAAAAAGACTGATCTTTCTTTTTGGGAAAACTTTAAATATAACTATGACAGTGCAAATACAGATGTATCAAATTTATCTCTTATAATTAAAGCTGCTGTTCCTGTTTTATCTGGTGGAATTGGATTTGATGGAACAATCGTTACTCCTTCAAAAGTTTTTGGTACTGAAAATTATAGTGATTTGTCTTTTGATGAAAGAAGAAAAATACTACTAGAGCAAAGACAATCAAAAGCAAATAAAGATAATCGTAAAGCAGCTACTTTATATGCAGAAAACCCTAATAAAAAATCTAACGAACTGTCTTCATTTTTAGGACAAGTAGCTGGATCGTTAATGTCTCCTACTACTCTTGCTCCGACATTAAGACTAACAAAAAGTGCTAGTGCAGCTTTAGCAGGACGGCCAGTATTAAAAAGAACTGCTGAAGATATTGGAACAGGGGCTATTTACGGAGGTCAATATAGTATATTAGATCAAGTTGCCAAAGAAGGAGAGGTAGACCCTTCAAAAACAATAAGAGATACAGGTGTAGGGGGATTAGCAGGACTTTTCCCAGTAGGAGTTTCTGGAGTTTCTCAAGTAGCTAAAGCTGCTGTAACTTCAAAACCAGTATCTTTTATTACGGATGCTGCTACTGTTCAAATTAAATTAAAAGCCGTACAAAACAAAACAAAAGTCTTACAAAAAGAAATAGCTGAAAGAATAGTTACTCAAACTCCTGATGTTCCTGCTTCACAAATAATACAACAAGCTAAAAATTCTTTAGGAATGACTAATGCAGAATTAAGAGATATCTACGCTTATGGAGATTTCCAATATCCTAGTGCGGAAGATGCTTTAAAAATTACTGCTGCAAAAGAAAATCCTATTTCTTCTAAAATAAAACTTGGAGAAACAATAGACGAGTTTATAACTCCTATAAGTACAAGAATAAAAAATTTATCTCTTCCTGTTTTTGGAAGTTTAAGACAAATGGAATTTAACTTATCTGTCAATAAAGCACGATACCTTAAACAAAGTGAAGACTTTATAGACAGTCTCACAAAACTTAAAAGATCTAAATTAATAGGTGGAGGCTCAACAAAAGTTAAAGAAAATTTAAAAAAATTTGAAGTTAAATTATTTAACGGAGATTTTGTTGGAGCTAAAAAAATAGCTTCAGATAATTTTCCAGAACTGTTAAAGCCTTTAGATAAAATTATTAATAATAAAACTGGAGTTTTGCCTAAATTATATAAAGCTTTAAAGAAGTCAGGCTCTTCCGTAGCGTTTAGAGAAAATTATTTTCCTAGAGTAGTAAAAGATTTAAAAGGATTAAATTCTGTTTTAGAAAAAGATCCTAAAAATGATGCAGTTAAATTTTTAGATAAAATTGCTTTAGCTTCTAAAAGAACTAGTTGGAAAGAATTAACTAATGAGGAACAAATAGAAGGGTTAAATAAATTTTTTCAAGTTAGAAATTTACAAGCAGCAAAAAAAGGATTTAATGCACAAAGAAAAATAGAAACTCTTGATGAATCTTTGTCAGAATTTTATCACTCTCCTAGTGAATCTTTGTATATGTACATTAATTCAGCAGTTACCGATATTGAGTTAAGAAATTTTTTAGGGACAAAAAGCACTATAGAAGAAGGAGGTATTTTAAAAACACTAGATTTGAGTAAAAGTGTAGGTAGTAAAATTTTACAGACTGCTCCTAAAATATCTCAAGAAAATTTAGAAAAATTAAAACATCTTTTAGAAGTTAGACTTAACGCTGAAAAACTTAAAGCTTCTGATACTCTTATAAATATAAAAGATATTCAAACTATGGTAACTCTAGGACAAGTTGATTCTGCAATAACTCAGCTTGGAGATTTAGGAAGTGCTATTTATGTAAGTAATTTAGCTGCTGCTATTAAAGGATTAGCTAAAGCAGCTACTAATAAAACAAGAGTAAATGTTGAAGAATTAGGTTTAATAAATAATATAACAGCAGATTTAAACTCAAATGGATTTTTTAATAAAGCTACTGATAATGTTTTAAAAGCAATTCAATTTAGAAGAGCAGATAGGTTAGGAAAAGAAACTTTAATAGAAGGTGCTTTAGAAGCTAATGCTAAACTTGCTAGAACAAACCCTCAAAAAATAGTCTCTGAATGGGGAGAAATTTTTGGTAAAGACGTAAATAAACTTATTGGAGATTTACGATCTGAAACAATTAGTGAAGAAGTTAAATTATTTTTGTTCCACAAGTTAAGTGATATACAACCTATCACTCTTTCTGAAATGCCTGAAAAATATTTAAAGATGCCTAACGGCAGAATTTTTTATGCGTTAAAAAGTTTTACTTTAAAACAATTAGATGTTGTTAGAAGAGAAGGACTTTCTGAAATAGCTAAAGGAAATTATTCTAAAGGGTTTAAAAACTTAATGTCTTGGGGAGTTACCTTTGGATTAGTTAATGGCACAGTACAATCATTTAAAGATTCTCTTTTAAATTTAGAAATGGATGTAGGTATAGACGCTATTTCAGATGAAGCGTTTGAATCTTTTGCTTCTTTGTTATTCTTAAACAAATACAGCAGAGAAAAATATTTTGGAGAAGGAATTATTCCTCAGGGAATAGATTTTGGACTTGGAGTTATTTCTCCACCAGCTTTAGATCTGGGAGAAGATGTAGGTAATTTTATTAATAACCTGTACAAAGAAGTAGATGAAGATAGTGAAGCTGATCCAGAATATTTTGATAAATTTTTAACAGATAAAATCCCTCTTTTCGGAAGAGTTTGGTACAACTGGTTTGGCGGTGGATTAGAAAAACGAGCAGAGCGTAAGAAAAAAGAGGAACAAAAAGAAACAAGAAAATACTTTGCTTTGTAAAGCTACTGAGTAACTACTATAGTTTTATTGTTTTTAGTTAAACAAACAGCATTAACTTCGTATCTTTTTTCTAAATCTTTTAGAAGAGTTGTACATTGGTCAGTTTGATCTGGGCCTGTAAACACTTTAAATAAAAACCAAGTGCTTATTGTTACTAGATATAAGCTAGTAGTCATTTAGAATCTTCAATCGTTGTAATCATTTTTTCTAAATAGTATTGAGCTTTCTTTAAATCTTTTAAATGATCCTTATATCTCCATCTATGGAGGTACTTCATTACATTACCTTCGCAGTAAACAAAAAAGTTTTCCCCTAATTGCTGCTCAATGTATTTGATTGCCTCCATACCTCCTTTATTGTAGTGTTCGGGCCTAGTAATTACGTCAAATTTTTCTTCTTCTTCTTTTTCTTTAGTATCTACAATAGAGACATTCAAACTGTCTTGTTTATTTTTATCCCATTCTTCAGTAGTAACGTCATTTAATCTTTTTTTCATCGTGTTATTCTCCTGCGGTAGCATAGTCAATTAATTCTGGAATAGTATCTAAAGTAAAAAAAGGTATTCTTTCTTTTCGACACCAATTCCCCATTGTTAATTTACTTCCTTTCCGTACTTTTTTATTAGGGTCAGCCAGTAAAAAAATAAAATCTTTGCCTTCCTCAATAAACATATCTCTTACTGCTTTGTATTTTTGTACATCCCCTTCCCTAAAAAATCCTTTACACTCTACATATAACTTTTTGTTATAAACAAAGTCTGGAACATATATTCTAGGTATAACGTAAGGGAGGGCTTCAGGTTCAAACTTCATCCTTATTTTATTATGGATTGCTTCAGCAAAATTCTTTTCAAATTTAGATCTATACTTATTTTTAGGGCGTACAGATTTGCTTTTTTTCATTTTAAATCCTAGCTATCCAATGAACTTTTGAAAGCTTTTGTTTTTTTAGTGCAGCAGAGTATTGCTCAAAATTAACATCTCTTGATTTTTCTGCTCTGCATTTCCGACACTCATAAAAAACTCCTGTAGTGAACTGTTCTATATCGTCACATTCACAAAATTTACATACGTACTTTTTTCTTTTTAAAGCTTTTTCTTTTTTAGAATTCACTGGCTAACACCTTAAAATTTTGTTCTTGTACTTTAGGTTCTTTAACTACTTTCGTTAAAAACACTGGGCCTCTAGCATAGTTAAAGACTCTTAAATTAGGGTAACAATGATGTTTAAACTCACAATAAGAACACCCTATTGCTAATTTTCTATTTCCTAATTTACCTTCAGGGACATCTTCATAACAAAATTCTTTTGGTTCTGATTTACTAACTACTCTTTTAATATGTTCAATCTGTTCTGCAATGTCTCCCTGAAGATTCTCATACATAGGATCTTTTTTATCTTTCAAGTCATGTTTTAAATAAGTAATGTGTCCATTCTGTTTATCCATCGCTAACCAACCAAATTCAGTTTCATTCTCTGAATAGGCATAAGCTTTTATTTGTCCTATGTAACCAAAAGGATCGTCTTCAGCTACTTTTCTATCTTTAAATTTTTTAAAACCAAATACTGAAGCTGATTTAACGTCAGTTAAGACACCATCTATCTTACAGTCCATAGAACCCTGAACACCTCTAACTTCACAACGCTTTTGTTCATCAGTTACTTTATGTCCAGACATTCTAGTTAAAAACAAAAGCATTTCTTCTATGAGATGTCCGTACATAAATTTAAGTAAGGTGTAAGGCTGTAATTCTTCTGAAGGAGTTTCGTGGTATTTATTCCAAATGTATTTATCAGGTCTGCCAATTAAAGACATACGGAGTTTTCTTTTATCTTTATTACGATCAACTAAAAATTGATTTCGCATTAACTCTTTAACTGATTCACCAAACAGTTCTATATTTTTTTCTATGTCTATTTCATCAGAAGTTTCTTTTGTAGAAAGAAGACTGTATATGTCTTCTACTAATGTGTCTGTTCCCATGAGTCCCCCACTTTATATTCTCCGTCCAATGGACATTTTAAATTAAAACGATTACCTGCTGCTCTAATACAGCTAACTGCAAGCTTACCAAATTCTTCTGCTTTTTCTTCACTAACTTCAGATTGAATTTCATCGTGTATATTACCAACAAATTTAAAATCTATTCCCCAAAGCTTTGCATATTCATCCAACAGTACCAAAGCTTTTTTCATTACTAATGCACCTGCTGATTGTAGTAATGTATTTAATGCTGAGTGTTCTGAGCGTACAAAAAGCTGTCTCCCGTCTAACCCTTTTAGTGTTCCCTTTGATCTGACCTTTTGTACAACTCTGTCTCTAAGCTCTTTAAGTGACGGGACACGATACAAAAATTGTTCTCTAAGAAATCTTCCATCCCCTTTGCTTCCTCCAACCACTGAACCAAGTCTTTCATCTCCTGCTCCGTACAAGAAGGCATAGATAAAAGTTTTTGCTGTATCTCTTGATTTAAGTCCTGCAAGCTTTTGATTAAGGGAGTGTATATCTCCGTTAATAATTTCATTAGTGTACCCTTCATTATTCATATAGTGGGCTAACATTCTCAGTTCTAAACCAGAGGCATCAACTCCGACTACTTTGTACCCTTCTTTAGCAATCCAACAAGAACGACATTCTTTCCCGTAAGGTGAATAGACTGCGGGGACTTGAGCCATATTTGGTTTAGAATGAGTAAATCTGCCAGTAACTGCACCATTAGTATTTACATACCCATGAACTCGATTGTCTTTATCTGCTACATCTAACCAACTTTGTACCTGCGCTTTTCTCTTTTGAATGGTAATGTATTCAGCAATCAGTTTAGCTTCTGGTATATCAACATTAGCTAACGTAGATTCATCTACAATAGGGTGATTATTATCTGTAAATTTATCAGGTTCCCATCCTGCTTTTTGTAAACAAACTGCTATCTGTTGCCTAGAAGATAAATTAAAGGGGCGATATTCTATCCTGCAAAAGTCCCCAGAAACAGTCTGCCAATCGTCACCTAAGAACTTTAAACCTACCTTACTAAACTCATTAGTATTCTTTTTAATCTTTGGAGTAATGACTTTGATAAAAGTAAACATAGGTTTAAATGTTTTATGCACCTCATCTTCTATTGCGTATAGCTTCTCCTTAAATTCTGCTACTAAGGAAGTCGCTAAAGAGTGATCCAACAACCACCCATTGTTAATTTGTTCTTTAATTATGGACTGTACTTTGTGTTCTAGCTCGATGGAATCAGGATTAAATTCCCTTAACTCTAATTCTAATTTTTTTAGAACTTGCTCTGTAACTGCGACATCTTGCTCACAATATTTAATCATCTCACAAGATAATTTTTCCCATTCATTATGCGAACCTTTAGGAAAGTTTAGTCTTTCTCCCCAAGCACGTAAGCTATGCCCTCCTTCTCTGGATGGGTTTGCTAGTCGAGACAATACAAGACTGTCTAGTAATTGATAGGATGCCAGATCTACATTCCAAAGTTTCTGAAGAACAGGGAAATCAAAGGCAATGCCATTATGAGCAACAATAGTATCAACTTCGACAGTCGCTAAAGCAGCTTTAAATTCTGCTTCAGAATAAACTGTAGGAAATAGATTGGATGAACAACACCATATTCTTGTAGGTGTCAGCCCATCAGTTTCTATGTCAAGAATTAATGTGTTTAGTAATAAGTTCATTGATAGGGGTCAAGTCTCGAATTAGTACGCCATAAGTATCATTTACAAATTTAAAAGAGAGTCTATTTGGATCTCGTTCTCCCTTCTCAAAAAAATCCGCTTGATTGTAAAAGTCTTCTTTTAGCATAAACCCTAATAACCAACACTTCGTTAAATCCTTAGTGACTCTAGTAAACACATAAGCATCACAATTTTGTTGCGTATTAAAAGCAGATACTAAACAGTTGTAATGAGGCATAGGTTTAACATTTGTAACGGAAGATTTAACGTCTAATTTATTAATACTTTTTCCTTTTGAGTCTTCAACTTCTTCTATAAGAATGTCCCAATCATAACTATTGTTCCACTTTACAGATACTCTATTGTCTGCAAGATATTTATAAACGACTCCTTCCCCTATAAAACCATAAATGTTACCTGCACCTTCAGTAAGACTATTCTTTAATGTCCCCATTGTTTCAGATTTTTCTGAGGCAATGTCTATGATGTCCTGAGAAACAGTTACTTCTACAATGTCAGCAAGTTTAAAAGTCATCTGAATTATCCCCAGTTGGTTTTTGTGTCTCCTGCATCCTACCTATTTCTTGATCGTACTTTAAGTAAGTCGCTGGCCCTGTTAAACCAGTGTATCTATTTTTTAATACTCTAACTGTTGTTACATTTCGTATATGTTCGGACTCATTTTGTTGATCTCGTTCTAATCCAATCACGATGTCCGATAACTGAGCAATAGCCTGAGATCCTCTTAGCTCACTAAGACTAATCCTACCTCCATCTTCATGCGCTGTTCCGTTAGATCGTCTTAAATGAGACACTAAAAACAATCCAATACCTAACTCCTGCACTAAAGATCTGAGTTTAGTCATAATGGCATCAATGTTCTTACGCTCATCTCCTCCTTCCTGCGAGGAAACAACAATAGATAAATGATCTAAAACAATCCATTTGCACTCCAAAGCTTTAGCCATGTATCTAACGTGAGACATTAAACTGTCTTCATTAGTCGATCCCCAGTGATCTAGGAGATAAAATCTGCCTGTTCCTAAAGTTGAATCCCAGTAAGGTTTAAAGTCTTCTGTATCTGTATCCTCGTCAAGATGAAGAGGTTTATTAGCAGCCATCGACATGATACCCAGTGCTGTTCTAGTAATGGATTCCTCTAACGCCAATACACCAAGTTTATCTTCAGTCTCTGTAAAGAGATGGTGCTGTATTTCTCTAACCAAATGAGACTTACCCATGCCACTACCTGAAGTAACAGTAACTAACTCAAAGGGTCTAATTCCTTTTGTTAATTTATTCAACCCTCCCCACGGATACGGGATACTACTAATCTTTCTATCGCTAAGTAATGTGCTCCAAGTTTCTTCTCCTGCAATAATCCCGTCTGGGCGGTACTGTTTAGCAGCCCACCAACAACTAACAAAATCCTTAATGCGATTCGCCATTAACATTTCGTTAGCGTCTTTCATTGGTAACGTACAGATCTTTAGTTTGTTGGGACTGAATAAATCTTTAACGGAATCTAGTGCGGTTTTCCCTGCTGAATCATTATCGAAACAAAGCACTACCTGTTCGTAGGATTCCTCCAACCATTTTAAATTCTCCTGCAATTCTTTCTTTGCTGCTTGCGCTCCATTGCGTAAAGAAACTACATCCCATTTCCTATCAAACATTTCACTAATAGAAAGTGCATCTAGTTCCCCTTCACAAATAGTTATAAATTTCCCTCCACCAACAGCGCAAGTCTGGTGTCCAAAGAGTCCTAAATCTCTGTTCTCTCCTGAAAAAGAAAATTGTTTATCCGCTACATAGCGAGTCTTAACTGCTAGTTCCTGTAGGGATTCTCTGGAATAGTAAGGGTAATGGTGTTTATGGATTTCACCTGTAGAGGAATACTCTACTCGTACATTAAATTTTCTACAGGTTTCTTCCGATACCCTACGTGTTTGGATTTCGGCTATAACTCCTGACATTTCGTTTTTTTCTCCTGCAAATCGTTGGTAATTCGTCTGTTTTGTTAGTTCCTCATTTGTTGCGGGTTCAAAATAATTGCAACCGGAGGAAAAACACCAAGCATGTCCATCACTATAACGTGCTAAGTTATTGGTGCTGTTACAGGACGGACACGCCTCATGTCTAACAAACACACTCTCAGTGTTTGTTGACTCGTTCATTGGCATTAGAAATCAGCCGAAGTAACTGATTCCTCCTCCTCTGCTAATTCCAAGATTTTAACCGCTGACAAATAAGTAGGGACACCATGTTCAGGATTCTCTTTTCCAAGAGTAAACTTCACTCTAACCTTAGATCCTCTAGGCAAATTAGTCCCTACAAATTCAGTGTTATCTTCATTAAGAATCGGGAAGCTGTAGCGAGTTTGAAACTTTCTCTGCAAGATAGGATCTCCTGAAGGATTCCCGCTATCGTCAGTAGGTTGATAGGTTTTTACTTTAACCTTCGCTGATTCCAACTCACTGACTGTCTCTTTTGATAGAGACAATGTGATGTTGAAATATTCAGTAGGTCTACCCATATAAGTATCAGTCTCCCAAAGATTCTGAAAGATTGATTCTCCTTCTGCTACTAAAAAGTTTTGAGCCATATCGTTTGTTCTCCTAGTTTACGTCTGTTTTCTATTGTAAAACTGCCGATTAACCTTAGTGAAGGTACGTCAGTCACCTTTCCTCCTACCATCCTTACATTTAGGGCTGATACGAAAAAACATTTTGTGCATAAATTTGATGGGGTATTGTCGTTATGATCCACCAACTGCACTAATTCTTCTTCTGAGAGAATTGCATTACACCCTCTACATCTACTCAAAAGTCTTAAAAAGGAAAATCTCCTTCATCCTCATCAAAGTAATCATCAGCTATTGTCTTATCTCTTAGATTGAATAAAGCAATATCATCTAACGATTCATACTTCCTTCGCAAATTTTCTTTTGCATTCATTAAAACTGCATTATGAGGCATGAATACTAATTCATCCTCCACTAATTCACAGATAGCTAAATTCCTAGATCGTTTAGGGAATGGACTGTCTTCTCTATCATCAGGAAGATTAACTAACTTTTTGTCTTTATAATCATCAAACGACATTAGACACTAACCTCCCAGACTAAGATTACGGCCATAGTATAAACTGCTACTGCAATAACAAGCATTGGAATGGGCCTTTCTGAGTATTGCTCAAAAGTCCAATCAATCAAATCCATAAAAGAGTTGTACACTTCTTTCCCAAATTTTTTTACGATGTTCTTAGTCTCCAATTTTTTGATCCTCCAAATAATTTCTAAAATTGTCATTAGCAATATCCACCATCATTTGAACATCCCTCAAATTGGAATGATGATAGTCCGTTGTAACTGGAATTGGTTGCCACAAAAAATATTCTTCACTAGGGATTTCATCCCAATCATTAAAATAAAATGCCACTGGGGAAACTGTCATGATTCTCGACGAAAAATACCCAACTGAATCATCAATCTCTTCATCTTCCTCTAAGCTAAAATCGAACATTAGTAGACCATCAACTGCTTGATTGGCAAACAATCCCATATCAATTTTCAATGATTCAAAATCTTCTTTTTTGAATTCAACTTCGCAAAAGTCTCGAAATTGGGACTGACACAACCAAGAATTGTGATAGGACTTCAAAAGGTTTTTTTCGGTGATGTTCAATTTGCCGTTCTTGCACGCTAAGCTGAACGTCAAATGTTCCAAGATTGGTTTCATCAGTTTATTAGGGTGAGTCATCGTTTGTTGCTCCTGCGCTTTGTCGTTAGTTTTTCGTCTGGTTTCTTTTCTTCTTAGAACTCTTAGAACAATATCCAATAATTAAATTAAATATTATCCTTCGTGTTCTAAGAGAGTTTAAAACGATTTGATTGTCTTTTGCAATGCTTTTTTTTCTTTTTCTTTTTTGATACAATTTCATTTCCCCTCGGCTGAGATGATCGACTCCTGCATGAGCTTCAGATGGGCAAGCTTCAAATTCCTTAACAAATCTCAGCCCCTTTGCTGTTGAGGAATAGCCCATCACTTCGTTTGACGACAAAATAAGAGTAAAACTCAATGTCTCAATCTCTATGGTTGCTTTGAATGAAATCTACTTAACTGAAAACCCTAATTTGTCTTTTAGGGAAGAACTTTTAGATCTTTTGGGACAACACATAGAAAAACTTGAAAGTAAAGCTAATGCTTCCATAGAAGAACGTCACAAGCTTTTCAGGGAGTCTTTGAAAAAAGAATAGTATAGGACTGCTAGACAAAAAAAAGCCCCTAGAACTAATCTCAGGGGCTATAAAGAGGAATTAAAGTATTTGTCTATTGTTTCAATTTTATTCCGATGCTTTTTTGTTTCTCTTCAATCCCAAATAAGATTAAATCTCTAATCAACTGGGATCTATTTACTTTTGATGAAGGAGAGATTCTTTTGTACAACGATTCCACCTCATTCGTGTAAGCTTCCACCTCACTCCATTGTTCCTCACTGAAATTTAGCAAGATACTTTTTTTATCACTCATCTCCACACTCCCTTTTCTTTTCTATTCGATAAAATAACATTGCAAGCTTCTAGTCTTTTTGTTTCTTCCTCAGTGTTCAACCAAGTACACATACTTAAAGCTTTCTGCATATTTTTTATGGCCCATCTTGGTTGGTTTTTTCCTACGATTTTTAACGCTTCCTGTTTATTCATCATTTTGTAGTTCCTCCTCTAAGTCTTCTAAGAATTTATCCATGTCTGGAAGATTAGATATTTCCTTTGACACACTTGATACTGACCAGTCCATAATAAATGGTCTTATCATTTGTCCTCTTTTCCACATTTGATCTCTCGTCCCAGTCCCTTTGATTTTCCCTTTGACAATCAAGTGGTATTTTTTCCAATTAGTCATCTTTTATTGCTCCCGTATTAAATATTTTTTTAAGTAACAAAAACCCTCATAAGAGATATCATCTTTAACGGTCATCCTTAAAAGTTCCTCCGTTAATTCCTTTGAGGTTAAGTCTTTACGGTCTCCATAAATTGCCTCAAATGTCACTTGTAATTGTGCCAATTTGAGAGCTTCATCTGCCCAAATATTTCCTTCCATCTTTTATTACTCCTGCTATAAGTTTGTATCTGCCTACTCTTTAGAATAGACAGATAAAAACTCCCCCTAATTAAAGAGGGAGAGTGTCTAGATAATGAAGCTTTATTTGAAAGAATTTTCTCCGACTAGTTGGTCTATAAAGTTTTGCTCAACTGCCCGACCAATAGCCTTACCCCCTAAATATTTATTAATGTGTCTAGTCGTTGTTTGACTGTACCATGCGTTAGTCCTGAAAGCTCCGCTATCGTCCCAACCTGCTACTGGTGTCTGATAGCTAAAGAGTATTGAGACCCCATTAATATTTAATTCGGTCATGTTTGATGCTAAAGGTTTAATGTTCATTCTGTTACTCGTCTGTTTGTTTAAGGTGGAACCAATATATAACTATATACATATATATGTCAACTAATATTTAAAATTATTTTATAGCGTTATTAACTGGGGAGTATCTGGGAGGAACTTGAGGAAATATTCTTAGGGGGTTAATAGAGGTGCTAATGGCTCCCATTGCTCCACACTCATTGTCAATCTATGGATTCACTGAGTAGGTTAGTGAGCACTCACTGGGGCGATAGAGTCTATAGAAATACTAAGGCGGGGTCATTTGATGGATGGGGGGACACCTAGCATACTTAGTAATATTAGTAGGTGCTACCCAGATACAAGAAAGAGTAATTTTAGAAAAATAGGTCTAATGGGAATAACTCCGTTCCCTAAACAATTCTTTTATTTCATTAATAATCAATCTGTTATTCCTTCTAAGAATAAAAAGGGTTGATATTGAAAAAGGACAGTGTAGTTAAGGGGAAGTGAGTACTCACTAACTTAATCTTTTTATAAATTTAGTGTACTTTTATTTGAATGTATGATAAAAGTCAGGGCATCTAAAGGTCTGCCCACAATAACTATGGAAAACTTACCTAAGAAAAAAAGGGGTAGACCCAAAAAATCTGAGTTGTCTTTAAATAAAGCAGGAAATCGAGGTCAAATAGGAAGACCTAAAGGCGATACTGCGATTATTAATGAATACAAGTCCAGAATGTTATCTTCCCCTAAGTCCAGAAAAGTATTGGACTCCATTATGGATGCTGCTTTAGACAACGAGCATAAGAATCAAGCAGCAGCATGGAAACTGTTAATGGACAGAATGCTGCCGATTAGTTATTTTGAGAAAGACAAGACAACTGGAGGCAGGAGTAACATTTCAATTACTATCTCTGGGTTAGGAGTCAATGAGACTTCTAACGTAGAAGACTCTTTAAATTTAGAAGAAAGTGTAATTGAAGGGACTTACACGAATAATGTTTAAATACTTTGAGCTAGATGAGTTTACTTGTTCTGAAACAGGTAAAAATGAGATGCAGGAAGGATTTATTCATTTATTAGACTCTTTAAGAGAAAGTTGTGATTTCCCTTTTAAGATTACGTCAGGCTATAGAGACAGAACGCACTCTGCTGAGAGTAATAAAACTACAGTAGGTCAGCATACATTAGGATGTGCAGCAGATATTTACATTGATAATGGTGTGAGAAGATACGAAATTGTCCAGCAAGCAATGTTATTAGGTTTTAAAGGGATCGGTATCGCTAAAACCTTTGTTCATGTCGATACTAGGGCATCAAACCATAAAGTTATTTGGACGTATTAATAAAATATGTCTCAATCTGAAGAAATTAAAAAACATTTAAAAAGATCAGTATCTCAAACAGAACTCTTAGAACGACAAAGAAAAGTAATTAAAGAACAAACAGCATTAATTAATAAATTATTATCTTAGTAAATAAAAGTTGTTTGGACTTATTCGTAAAATGTGGAAACTTTGGTGTCTTTCTTTAGGAGAAAAAGCAAGCGATAACTCTAAAGAAGCAGACATCGTAGCATTGTTTAGGACAGTTATTGTTTTACTTAATGCAGTAACTTGTTTATTTATTATTAGCGGTATTATTAGGCATTGGGGATAATGAAAAAAGATAAACCTAAAGATAAGCGTAAACTTAATCATATAAATTGGAAGATTAAACTTTGGGCTAGTAGTAGTAATTAAACTGATTAATTTAAAAGCAATATAAATATGGCTGAAAGTGCATTAGACATTAAGCTGTTACCGTGGCAACAAGAGGTTTGGAATGATCCTGTACGCTTTAAAATTGTTGCAGCAGGAAGACGTACAGGTAAATCACGTTTAGCAGCATGGCTTTTAATTGTTAACGCTTTACAGAAAGATCGCTCTATTGTTTTTTATGTCGCTCCAACTCAGGGGCAAGCTAGAGACATTATGTGGGATACGCTAATGGATTTAGGGCATCCCGTTATTTCTTCTAGTCATATAAACAATTTACAAATTAAATTAATTAATGGTTCTACAATTTCATTAAAGGGTGGCGACAGGCCAGAAACTATGCGGGGTGTCTCGCTAAAGTTTTTAGTCTTAGATGAGTATGCAGACATTAAATCTGAAGTCTGGGAACAGATCCTTAGACCAGCACTTGCTGACCAAAAAGGTCAGGCATTATTTATCGGGACACCTATGGGTAGAAATCATTTTTATGAATTATATAAATATGGTGAATTTGAAGAAGACCCTTCCTATAAGTCTTGGCACTTTACAAGTTATGACAATCCTCTTTTAGACAAAGAGGAAATTAATTCAGCAAAGAAATCTATGTCAAGTTATGCGTTTCGACAGGAATTTATGGCTTCCTTTGAAGCAAGAGGCTCTGAAGTATTTAAAGAAGATTGGGTTAAATTTAGTGAAGAAAAACCAGAGAACTTTGATTGTTATGTTGCAGTAGATATTTCTGGTTTTCAAGATTTAATTAAAAAGAAAACAAAAAATAAACGCTTGGACAATACATCAATATGTGTTGTTTTTGTTAATGAGGATGGTTGGTACGTAGAAAATATAGTGTATGGTAGATGGACAGTTGAAGAAACAGCACAAAAGATTTTTCAAGTCGTAAAGGATTATAAACCTTTATGTGTCGGTATTGAGAGGTGTATTTCGTATCAAGCTGTTATGCCTCCTCTATTAGACATGATGAGAAGAAACAATTTCTTTTTTCATATTGAAGAACTTTTACACAACAACGTCAAAAAAATTGATAGAGTTATTTGGGCTTTACAGGGTAGGTTTGAAAACGGCATTATTACGTTAAATAAAGGGGCATGGAATAGTCGCTTTTTAGATGAGTTATTTCAGTTTCCTGATATATTAACGCATGATGATTTAGTGGATTCTTTAGCGTACATAGATCAATTAGCAAAAGTAACTTATAGCGGTAATTATGAAGAATTATCAGACTTTGAAATAATTGATTCTGTCGCGGGGTATTAAAATATGGCTTATGGTGATGATAATAAACCTTCAATGATGCAAGAGTCATTGGAGAGTTGGGTAATATATAAGTGTGACCAGTGGAGAGATCACTTTGAATCGAATTACTCAGAAAAGTTTGATGAGTATTATCGGTTATGGCGAGGCATCTGGGCAAAAGAAGATGTTACTAGAGATTCAGAGAGATCTAAAATTATTTCTCCTGCATTGCAACAGGCAGTTGAAAGCTCTGTTGCTGAAATAGAAGAAGCTACTTTCGGAAGAGGAAAGTTTTTTGACATTAGAGATGACGCTGGTGATCCCGAAAATAGAGACATTGTTTTTTTAAGGGAACAATTACATAAAGACTTTCAAAAAAGTAAAGTTAGAAAGTCAGTAGCAGAGTGTTTAATTAACTCTGCTGTATTTGGTACAGGAATTGGAGAAGTTGTTTTAGAGGAAGAAAAAGAAATGACTCCTGCTACTCAGCCCATTATGGGAGGTGAGTTAACCGCAGTAGGAGTTAATGTTAGGGATAGAATCACCTGTAAGTTACGCCCTGTCATGCCTCAAAATTTCCTCATTGATCCTGTTGCTACTTCAATTGAGGAAGCCTCTGGTGTAGCGATTGATGAGTTTGTCTCCCTACATACAGTAGAGCAACTACAAGAATCAGGTGTCTATCGTAAAGTAAATGTTGCATCTGCTTCTTCTGATTATGACATCGAGCCAGATCAAGATTTAACTATTTACCCAGATGATAAAGTCCGTCTGACAAAATACTATGGTTTAGTCCCTCGTTATTTATTTTTAGATGCTCAAGCACAACTAGAGTTTCTTGAGGAGCAAGAAGAATTAGGGGAAGAAGGTTTAGCAGAGTTAGAACAACGTGAACAAGAAGAAGGTTTAGAAAACGAAGAAGGAACGGAAGAAGAAAGCTATTACGTAGAAGCAGTTGTTGTTATTGCAAACAATGGTACGTTATTAAAAGTTGAAATAAACCCATACATGATGGGAGATAGACCTGTTGTAGCTTTCCCGTGGGATGTTGTTCCTTCTCGTTTTTGGGGCAGAGGGGTTTGTGAAAAAGGATACAACAGTCAAAAAGCATTAGACGCAGAAATTAGAGCACGTATTGATGCTTTAGCTTTAACAGTACACCCTATGTTAGCAATGGACGCTACCCGAATACCTAGAGGGTCTAGGCCGGAAGTAAAAGCAGGTAAAGTTATTTTAACTAATGGTAATCCTGCTGAAGTCTTACAGCCTTTTAACTTTGGACAAGTAAATCAAATTACTTTTGCACAGGCTGATGCTTTGCAAAAGATGGTACAGACTGCTACAGGGGCTATTGATTCTGCTGGTTTTGCTGGCTCAGTCAATAAAGACTCTACAGCAGCAGGGATTAGTATGTCTTTAGGTGCGATTATTAAACGCCACAAAAGAACGCTAATCAATTTCCAAGAATCTTTCTTAATTCCTTTTGTTACTAAAGCAGCCCATCGCTACATGCAGTTTGATCCTGAGAACTATCCTGTAGCAGACTATCGGTTTGATGCGGTATCTACGTTAGGGCTAATGGCAAGAGAGTACGAAGTAACTCAATTAGTCCAGTTGTTACAAACTATGCAAGCAGATTCACCTATCTATGGTCAGTTAGTAGAAGCTATTATTGATAATATGAATCTCAGTAATCGGGAAGAATTGTTGAGTCGTATACAGCAAGCTTCTCAAAGTTCTCCAGAAGAACAACAAGCGGCTGCACTTTCACAACAATCTCAGATTGCTTTCCAAGAAGCTCAAACTTCTGCTCTTTCTGGACAAGCAGCAGAATCTCAAGCTAGAGCTAGGAAGATAGTTACAGAGACAGAATTAATGCCTGAAGAATTACAAATTGATCGTTTAAAAGCAGTCACTACTAATTTAAGAGCAGGTACTGAGGACGATAAAGAGTTTGAAAGAAGGCTTAAAGTAGCTAATTTATTAATTAAAGAAGGTTCTCAAACATCTTCTCCTCCTAATGGTATTGTTTCGCAACAATTTACAGAACAGCCAGAACAGCCAGAACAGCCAGAACAATCTCTTCCAGATAATATAATGGAGTTTGCTCCCGATGGTCAGCCACAGAGAACTTAATGATATTGTTGCTCAAATTAACAAACATTTTGATTTAATTTTTAGTAAACTAGAAGCATTAGAAAATGAAGTCAAACAACAAAAAACAAGATCCAAGACTAAAAAAACTAGGTCTAAACTCCTACAATCAAACGAAGAGGACTCCTAACCATGCTACAAAGTCACACGTTGTTGTCGCAAAGGAGGGTGATAAAATCAAGACAATCCGCTTTGGTCAACAGGGGGCGAAGACGGCAGGGTCTTATAAGAAGGGAGAAAGCAAAGCCACTACTGCTAAACGAAAAAGTTTTAAATCCCGACACGCTAAAAATATAGCTAGAGGGAAGATGTCAGCAGCTTGGTGGGCAAATCGTGAAAAATGGTAGTATTTAAAATTAACTTTAATGAAATGGAGGAAAGTAATAACTAAATGGTATTTGACATTATTTGTTTTATTGGATTATTAGGAGTAGTAGGACTAGCGTTTTTACCGGAAGAATTGAGCAGACAACAGAAGTTCAGATCAAATCCATTTAATTTTTATTTTCATAATTATTTTTAGATAGGAGAAGATAAATGCCAAAAGGTAAAGGAACTTATGGTTCAACCAGAGGAAGACCGCCAATGAAAGGTACAAAGAAAAAGAATAAAAAGAAAAAAATGATTAATCGGACTTACTAATGGCTACAACAAAGTTAACTGCTAGACAAAAAACTACGTTAGAAAAACATTCTAAACATCATTCTGCTAAACACATGGCGATGATGAGAAAAGAAATGAAAGCAGGTCTAACTTTTACACAGGCGCATAAGAAAGCTCAAAAGAAAGTAGGGACATAATGACTAGAACAAAAACCCCAGTTAAAAAGAAAAGTAAATCTAGGGTTAATGAAGCTGGTAATTATACAAAACCTACTATGCGTAAAAACTTGTTTAATAAAATTAAAGCAGGTTCTAAAGGAGGGAGTGCTGGTCAATGGTCTGGGCGTAAAGCACAAATGTTAGCAAAAGAATACAAAGCTAAAGGTGGAGGTTACAGGAGTTAATGACTCTTAAAAAATCTCAAAAAAGTCTTAAAAACTGGACTTCCCAAAATTGGAAGACTAAAAGCGGAAAACCTAGCACTCAGGGTAAGTCTGCTACTGGAGAGAGATACCTTCCTGCTGCTGCGATTAAGTCTTTGTCGGATAAAGAGTACGCTGCTACTACAAGAAAAAAACGTGCTGATACTAAAAAAGGTAAAAAGACTAGCAAGCAACCTAAGAAGATTGCAAAGAAAACGAGATCTTACAGAAAATAAAAGCTTTACAGGGTATTTTCTTTTTGGTAGGCTCGGCTAAATCTAACTTATCTGTCCTTTGTAGGAAAAACGGATATGGAACAAGTAGAAGAAGACAAGAAATTTGAAGAATACGTGTTTGAAATGCGTAACTTATTTAGATCTGAAGGGTGGAAGTATTTTATAAATGATGTAGAAACATCTATAAAAAATATAAACTCTTTAGAAACAACTAAAGATTCAGAAGATTTATTTTTTAAGAAAGGGCAACTCTTAGTAATGAATAACTGCCTTAATCTTGAAACTCAACTTGAAACTTTAGTAACGCAAAGAAACTCTGAACCCTCAGAAGAGGTATAAATGAGAATGTTGTTTGACTTCAGGTGTTCTGAAGGTCATGTAACAGAACATTTTACTACTAAGGATACTTCAGAAGTTTCCTGTCTTATTTGTGGTAAAGCTGCAAATAGGATTATATCTCCTGTTAGGAGTGTTTTAGACCCAATAAGCGGTGATTTTTTAGGTGCTACACGTAAATGGGCAAAGCACAGAGAGCAGCAGATTAAAAAAGAACGTAAGGAAGAGTACCAATAACTTCCTTATTTATTCCACAATACTCTTTAGAAGTACGGAATCCTATAAATTATGGCTAGATTCATAGACGATAATATTGCAGAGCGTCCTGAACAAGAGGAACTAACTTTAAATTCTCCAGAAGAAAACACTGAACCTGTAGATATAGCGCAGCAAATTCAGCAAGATAGTGAAGAACAGCCCACTGAGCTAGGACTTCCTGATAAATACCAAGATAAATCGGTACAGGATTTAGTTCAGATGCACCAAGAAGCTGAAAAGCTTTTAGGTAGACAAAGTTCTGAAGTAGGAGAATTAAGAAAAGTAGTTGATACTTATATTCAGACACAACTCTCAGAACAACAGAAAGCACCAGAAACCACTCCTGTTGAAGAAGAGATTGATTATTTTTCTGATCCAGAGAAAGCAGTAAATAAAGCTATTGAGAATCATCCTAAGATTCGAGAAGCAGAGGAATTAAGCCAACAGTACAAAAAAACAAATGCTTTGGCTACATTATCTCAAAAACATCCTGATATGGAGAATATCCTAAAGGATGATGGCTTTGCGAAATGGATTAAAGATTCTAGTATTCGTACTAAGCTTTATGTACAAGCAGACAAGCAGTTTGATTATGAAGCTGCTGATGAGCTTTTCTCGCTTTGGAAAGATAGGAAACAAGTAGTTGCTCAGACTGTTCAGAATGAAAAGAACACTAGGAAGCAAGCATTAAAGACTGCTTCTACTGGTTCAGTTTCTGGAAGTTCAGAGAAACCTACGAGAAAAATCTATCGAAGACAGGATATTATTGATCTAATGAAAAATGATCCTGACCGATATATGGCTTTATCAGATGAAATCTTAACGGCATATGCGGAAAAAAGGGTCAAGTAACCAGTTATAGGAGAAATTAACTAATGGCTACTTCAACTTATCCTGCTACTGGCGGGTTCGTCGGTAATACAGATGCTGCTACTTTTATCCCTGAAATTTGGAGTGATGAAGTTGTAGCTGCATATCAAGCTAATCTTGTTCTTGCAAATCTTGTTAAAAAGATTTCAATGCAGGGCAAGAAAGGTGACACTCTTCATATACCAAAACCTGTTCGTGGTTCAGCTAATGCTAAAGCTGAGAACACAGCAGTTACAGTACAAAATGCTACTGAAGGTGAAGTACAAGTTTCAGTAAATAAGCACTTTGAATACTCTCGTATTATTGAAGACATTACTGAAGCTCAAGCTTTGTCTTCCCTCCGTCAATTCTACACTGGTGATGCTGGCTATGCTTTGGCAAAACAAGTAGACACTGATATTTTTGCTTTAGGCAAAGACTTAGGTGACAGCGATGGAGCAGACTACGTACACTCCGCTTCTTTTTACATTGACGCTTCCAGTGGTTTGTCTGCTTATGCAGTAGATACTGTAGCGGCTGCTGATGTATTCACAGATGCAGGGTTTCGTGCTTTGATTCAAAAGATGGATGATGCTGATGTCCCTATGGACAACAGAGCGTTTGTCGTTCCTCCCTCATTACGTAATGCTATCATGGGCATTGATCGTTACGTATCTTCCGACTTTGTAGATAACAGAGGTGTTGATAGCGGTAAAATCGGTAATCTTTATGGTATCGATATTTACGTATCTACTAATGTACCGATTATCGAAACTGCGTCTGCTAACAGTGCTGGCGGTGACGTTAAAGGTGCAATGTTAATCCACAAAGATACTTTTGTTCTTGCAGAGCAACAGGGCATACGCTCTCAAACTCAGTACAAGCAAGAGTGGCTTGGAACTTTGTATACTGCGGATATGTTGTATGGCGTTAAAGTCTTACGAACAGACGCAGGTTTTGTTTTGGCTGTTAACGGCTAAGACTTTCTCTTTATAGAGATTAAGTGTGGAGAGAATTTTTATGGTTCTCTCTGCACTACTCTATAAATAATAATCTGATAGTTTTAGGATGTTTTAATGCCTACTCAAATTATTACTAAAAACTCTAGTACAGGTTCCTCCGTACCTTCTGCCTCTGATCTAGTTCAGGGAGAACTTGCAGTTAATGTTACTGACAAGAGATTATTTACAGAAAATTCTAGTGGAGCAGTTGTAGAGTTAGCGACTAATCCTTCTACCTTAACAATAGGTTCTGTTTCCGTAACCGCTATTCTTGATGAAGATAATTTTGCTAGTAATTCAGCAACATCATTAGCTACCCAACAATCTATAAAAGCTTATGTAGACAGCACTGGTTCTGGAACAATGACTAGCTGGATACTAGAAGATGGAGATGGTACTGAAGTATCAGTTTCAAATGCTAAAGAAGTTAAGTTTGTTGAAGGTGGCGGTTTAGACATTAATTGGACTGATACTGATAATGGCACAGACGGAGATCCCTACGATTTAACTTTTACTGTCAATGCTGCTCAAACTGGAATTACAAGTCTTCTTGCTACGGATATAAAAATCGGTGAAGACGATCAAACTAAGATTGACTTTGAAACAGCAGACACAATTAATTTTTATGCAGGAAATACAAAACAACTTTCTTTGACTGATGGTGCTTTAAACATTATGGCACAGGGGGATCTAAGGTTAGAAGATTCCAGTGGCGGTGAATACGTCGCTCTGCAAGCCCCATCAAGTTTAAGCTCGTCATATACCTTAACGCTGCCAGCAGATGATGGGGCGAGTTCTCAAATTCTTAGCACTGACGGCTCTGGGGTCTTATCGTGGGCTAGTGTGTCCACCGCAGGATTAACAGACGGTTCTGTCACTACAGCAAAACTAGCTGATGACGCAGTTACTTCTGCAAAACTCGCTCATGCTTTAGACATTACTACTTCTGTATCTGTTGGAGGAAGTTCTGACGGTGTAGCAATTAGTCAAGGCGCAATAGCTCTAAAGAATGGTGGCGCTCAGTCCCGTATAGATTTTTATTGTGAAAGCAGTAATGCTCACTATACAAGAGTACAAGCGGCTGCTCATAGTGCCTACTCAGGAAATATAACCCTAACTTTGCCAGCTTCAACGGGTACGTCTGGACAAGCAATGGTTACAGATGGATCAGGAAATCTTAGTTTTGCTACAGTAGAAGGAGCGTATAGTGCGTGGGCTATTAAAGCTGCAAGCGATCATCCTTATACCGCATCTCACAAAGATCAATTAATTATTAACAGTGCTTCTGCATTTACAGTGACACTACCAGCAGGATCATCAGGAAACACAGTCATTATATGTAATGCTGGGGCTGGGGCTGTAACAATAGGAAGAAACGGTAGTGAAAAAATAAATTCAGCAGCAGAAGACGGTTCATTACCACAGGGTAATTCAGTTCAACTTGTTTATGTCGATGGTACTATCGGCTGGTTTGAGATTTAGGAGAAGAGTATGGCAGTTTTAGGTGGTGGTGGTGGAGCAGGTGATACCTACACAGCTTCAACAGCAGTAGCAGACATTCCTGTAGAAAGCGGTAAAAGTTATGCTTTATCGTCAGATGGCAAACTTGTCCCCTCTGATTTAATAGTTACAAAAAGACAAGCACTAACTGTTCCTGCAAGCAATGTTTATGGTGGTTCGGGCTATGCCTATGCTTTTAACGTATATGGCGACATGGTTACTCCAGATGGAAAAGCAACTTTTCACTTTATTGGTGATAACGGTAACGGTAATTACGGCATATTTTATATTTCTTTAGATAGAGGACTCACCAGCAATGGCCCTGTAATGGATTCTACTACAGGAAATCCATTTGATAGAAGTATCGGATGGGGTGGTAGTACGGGTGCTAGGATGTATATGAGATTGCTTGGTGAAGATGATACTTATTACTATTATACTTTGTTCTGTGATTTTTATGAAGCTTCAACGTCTTCTACTAACTATAGTGTTGGTAGAGGTATTATGGTTAAAAAAGCTGACTATACCTTTAATACTACTGGAACAGATGATGTAGCAGGTGCTCAATCTCCTATATGGCGAACAAGAACTGCAACTAATGTAAGCAACTATCAACACGATCACGACTATTCAAGACAAAGTAAACAATTCTTTTTTACCTGTAGAAATAAAGATATTTTTGTTTGGACAGAAGGGCTTAATTCAGTGTCTGAATATGGATTCGTTTTAAATGCGGTAGACACTTATAGATCAAGTGATAGTACATATTGGGGTGGAACAAGCATGGGGCTTCCAAAAACCTCTGGTGTTGAACAGTCAAATAATACTCATAGAGATAACGTAACAGCACAACAACATCTGCCTTTATTTAAAGTAGATGATGCCAATGGTATATTTATAGCTCAGTATTATGCTGCCAGTGGAAGCAATAGTGGTCAGCATGTATTTTTAAAGTACACCATAGCTGCTGACCATACAATTACAACATCCTCTGAAGTCCTTATAGGAGGAACTGATCCTGCTCAAGGTCAAGCAGGAAACGGACATTGGATAGCAACTTCAAATCCTTTAATTTACTACTACCTTTACCATGATAGTGGGTCTTCTTTGTATTATACCCCATGTACTTGGAACTCAGATTGGACTACTGCTACATGGGGAACACAGGTTCAACTTACTCTGCCAATAGCAATGACTGATGGTTATGGAACGAGTAATTGGGCTAACGATTACGATGATATATTGATGGGTGTAAAACACAGCGTTCCTGAAAAAGAACTCTTTTTTATGACAGGTAATAGTGGTCACACAGATAGATCAGCACTTGCTCTTTCTTTTCCTGCTTCAGGTACTCCCTCAGTTTTAGGTACAGTTGCTCTTAATAAAGTACTTGATCATTCTTCTGCTGATTATAATGCTATGCACATGCAGTCTATGAACAATGGCACTATGTTTTCAGTTCAAGCTCAGGGAGGAACTCATGAAACCTATGGGTATGCTATTCATTACACAGATTACTGGAATCCTAACTTTAAAAAAACTACGTCTAAACCTGCCATTGCAAGAGCAGACGGAGACATAGGAGATACAGTAAATATTGATTTAAAGACAGGGGATACTGCTACTGCTACTTTATCTAGTAATTTTTATCTAACGAAAGAAAATATGTCTTATCCTCTGGATTCTGGAGATACATCCCCAGACCAGCCTAGTGTTATTAAATCTATTCAACGTGGTATAGCTTATCTTGATAACAATACTCAAGTTGGATACGCAGGAGCAAACATAACAATATCGCCAGTTAATACAAGTAAAGCTTTTCTTAATGTAAGTATGGGGCCAACATATAATAATGTTACTTCTATAGGAAGAGGGTTTTTATCTGGTTCTAATACAATTACATTTAATTTAGTTGCAGATAATACTGCTGCTTACTGGAACTGGGAGGTAATTGAGTATGTCTAGTTATACAATGGTTGTTAAAAACATGGAGTATGAAATAGGTGAAGGCGAAGATAAAGTTAAAAAAACCTATCCAACTGTTGTTGAAGTAAAAGATACAGTTAGTAATTTAAGCAGTCAAAGTGAACATTATGCACTTGACAGTTATGACATTACACTAGTTTCTAAAATCTATATAGATGGTAAATTTTACGATACAGCAGCAGACGTTCCAACGGAGTAATTAATGCTGGCAGAAGTAGCAACCTGTATTGAAGACTGACTAATGAAAGTTGCTAATACACCTATGCAAATTAACTGGAAGCAAGTTGCTATACAAAAGCAACAAAGGCTTGAGACAGGAGGTAAAGGAGAAACATTGAAGCAAATGTCTGATATTCAAATAGATGTTTATAGTAAGCAAGCTAAAAAGATAGAAGTGCATAGTATGCCTTCTTCTGTTAATTATTCTGTTTAAAGGTAGCTATTAAATGTATACACAATTAGTTATAGATTTTTTTAAAAAAGTTTTAGAAACTATAAAATCTTGGATTCTATTAGCTTGGAAAACTGTAAGTTCTGCTGAGTTTTGGATAGTTCCTCCTAAAGATATAGAAGTTTGTACTACTCCTTTAGAAGTAATTGCAGATAAAGGAATAGAGCCTGAAACAGGTGAATTATATATAGATCCTAAAACTAATGCTCCTTATATAGATCCTATGACTAATAAACCTTATCCAGAGATTAATTTAAATGGAAAAGATTGAAGCTTTAGAAGTGGCCTTAGAAGCCCTTGAAAAAATCGCTAAACATGAAAAAGAGTGTGGCGAAAGATGGGCAGAGGCTTTAACAGAATTAAAAAATTTAAAAGTAGCTACTGACAATCATGCACAAAGATGGGAAAAAGTAGCATGGCTTGTTATAGGTACAGTTATTACTACTGGTGCTGCTGCATCAGTTACATTATTAAGTATTTAAACGGAGTAAATTATGCAACCTAGTAATCCTAATACACCTAGTTCTATTTCAAATAAATTATCTGGTGGAGTTAACGATATTTATTTATCAGAAAATTCTAAAGTTTCTGGAGGAAACAGTAATATATATCTTACAGATGGGCAACAAGTTCCCGGTGGGGCTAACGATATTTATATTACTGAAAATATTAAAATAGCAGGAGGAGCTAACGATATTTATCTTTCTGATAATCAAGCTACTCCTCGTTCAGGTATTTATTTACAAGATAATAAACCTGTATAAGTAAAAAGGTTAAAGTTATGGCTAGAAAGTCTGCAAAAAATAAAAAAGCTTTAAAAAGAAAAAATGAAGCTATGAAGCGTAGTCGTGTTTTAAGACAGGATTATACTGTGGGTGGCAGAGTAAAAGCCTTTAATGGTCTTCCAGATGGTGTTCAGGAAGCTATAGATGCTGCACGGAAAGCAGAAGAGGAAGCAAGAAGAAAAGCTTCTGTAGATCAAGATAAGTCACCTCAAGAAGCACAACAAGCTCAAGTGCAACCTATTTCTACCCCCACAGCAACTCCTGTTACACGCCAAGTACAAGAAGATATTACACCTACTCCTTTTACGCAAAGAGTAGTTCCTGTTCGTAGAAAGCCTACTATTGTTTCAGATCCTAGAAAAGAGTTTATTCCTGATGAAACAATTATAAATCCAAGAACAGGACAAAGTGTAACGCCTCCTCCAATTACTACTAGACGTACTACTACACCTACTACATCTACTACATCTACTACAGAAGATTCTGATACTACAACAGTAAAAAAAGATGAACAAACAATATTACCAGTAGAACCTGACGATTATGGTTCTAGATATGATGGTAAACAATATTCGGAAGGTGACTACGATATTATTAGGCGTGGTGGTGGAGATAAAAATTCTGATAATTTTATTACAGAAGAAGAGTGGGCTACGTGGATGCTTAATAAAGGCCCAACTCCCGGTTTTGAAGAAGGATGGACAAATAAATTAAAAGAAGTTGCTGCACAAGGAGATTTAAGACCTTCAACTGTTACAGCTATTTATGAAAAATTAGGTATTGCTAATGAAGATAGACCATTAATAGATTTCAGTGGGCCTTACCCTGTTACTGCATTAACTAGAAAAGATTTTAATTCTGACTCAGCTTTTGGTACTTATAAAGACGAGTATGATAAAACTGTAAAAGTTTGGGAAAATATGACTCCTTTAAGGAGAACTCAATATTTTTCATCTTTAGGCCCACCTGACAGAGATAAACTTGATGTAACTTTAGAAGGTAGAAAAGTAGTTGGTGATCCTGCTAAAGACGTTTTAAAAAGAATAAAAGATGATTTACCTAAAGTAGATGATCCTGAAGCTATTGATACAACAAAAACTGATTTAGATACAGATAAAAGTACATTAACTTCTGATGAACAAATTCAAAAAATAAGTGCTCCTGTTGATGTAGGCACACGAACAATAAGTCCCGGTAGTATTGATGTTACTACTGCAGAAGTTAGTCAAGCAAGTGATCCTACAATAGATGCTATTTCTAAATTAAATATTGATAGAAGTACAACTAGTAAAACTCCTTTTGCTACAACTGAATTTGAAAGAGAAGCTGAAGCTATCAGAGGTGATTTATCAGAACGTGCTTCTCCTGCTGAAATAGATGCTATTAGAGAAGAATTATCTAAAGGTCAAAGAGTAGTTTTTAGAGGAGAACCTGTTGTTGTAGATCCTGTTACAGGCAACCCTGTTGTAATGTCTCCTGTAACTGCAGCAGAAAAACAAAGAAGAGAAGCAATTTTAGATGAAACTCCTGCTGAAGGGGAAGAAGCTATTATAGTAAATAACTTAGGTTATGAAGCTTCTCAAAGAAGAGAGTTAACAGGTGAAGCTGCTAAAGGTGATGCAGTTTCTTTTATAGAAGATATTTCATCTAGAGGTGATGTTTCTGCTATTCCTTCAAGAATAGTAGAGACTATTCTAGACAATCCTGCTCAAGTAACTGCTCAAATAGATCAAAATCCTGTAGAAGTACAAGCAGCTATAGCAGCTTTACCCGAAGAAGCTTTAGTATCTGCACAACTTGAAAATCTTTTAGCAGGAATTGATGAAGGTGTTACTCCTGCATGGGCTAGACCTGCTGTTCAATTAGTAGAATCTAGGATGAGTGCTAGAGGTTTAAGTGTTTCTACAGTAGGAAGAGATGCATTATTTAATGCTATTATTCAAACAGCTTTACCTATAGCTCAAAGTAATGCAACAGCTTTACAACAAAGAGCTACTCAAAATTTATCTAATGAGCAGCAAGCTAATATACAGCAAGCTTCTCAAGATATGCAATTAAGACTTACTAATTTAGGTAATAGACAAGCATCGGGATCTCAAACTGCTCAGTTAGCACAACAAATAAATTTAGCTCAAGGTGACATTACTAAACAAACTGTTTTAACTGAAGCTCAACAAACACAACAATTAAGATTACAAAGTCTTCAAAATGAGCAACAAGCAGCTATAGCTAATTTAGGTAATGATCAACAAATAGAAGTAGCTAATTTACAAGTAGAGGCAGCTAGACTTGGAGCTAACCAAAGTGCAGTAAATCAAGAAAGACTTGCTGAAATGCAAGTAGCTGCTAATTTCTTACAAAAGAATGGTGAGTTTGCTCAACAAATGGAAGTAGCTAACTTATCTAACGATCAACAAATGAGGTTAGCTTTTCTTACATCTAAGAATCAAGCGGAGTCTCAGAACCTTACTGCTGCACAACAAACAGAATTAGCAAATCTTAATAGTCGTTTAGAGTTAAATAAAATAAATTCAAATTTAGCTCAACAGATGGGATTAGCTCAGTTAAATGTTGATCAACAACAAGCAATGCAGAATGCTTCTGTAGTAGCTAATATGGACTTATCGGAGTTCAATGCTGAACAACAAATGGAAATAGCTAATAGTAAGTTTATGCAGACTATATCTTTGCAAGATTTTTCTCAAAGACAACAATCTACTATGCAAAATGCAACAACATTAGCTTCTATGGATTTACAAGTTGCAGATGCATTAACTAAAGTAAGTATTGAAAATGCTAGAAACTTTTTACAAGTAGATATGGCTAATTTAAATACTGAACAACAAGCTTATATATTAGATTCTCAACAATCACAGCAAGTAATGTTAAGTAATACGGCTGCTGAAAATGCTGCAAGACAATTTAATGCTACTAGTGATAATCAAAGAGATCAATTCATGACTAGTTTAGGAGCACAACTAGAACAATTTAATACTAGTCAAAATAATGCTATGTCACAATTTAATGCTACTGAAGCTAATCGTTTAGCTGCAATTGATGCCGGGAATATTTTGGATGCTTCAAAAGCTGAAGCAAGTTTGAATAGCCAAATAGATCAATTTAATACTCAAATGGATTTACAAAGAGATCAATGGAATGCTCAGAATGAGCAAGCTGTTATTCAATCTAATATAAACTGGAGAAGACAACTTAACTTAGCTGAAACTGCTGCTGAGAATGGTGCGAATCAACAAGCAGCTAATCAAACTTTTCAATTAAGTGCTGCTGAACAATCTTTTGTATGGCAAACTTTAAGAGATGAAGCTACTTATCTAAGACAACAATATGAGTCTGAAGAAACTAGAAAAACTAATTTATATGCTACTGCTCTTAGCAATGAGTCAGATAAAGCTATAAACGCTCAAAATAGTACATTTAGTAGAATTGATAATTTAATAGGTGTTAGTGGTTCAAATACAAGCCCTAGATCAAATTATAGTCCTGCTATTGATACTATGAGCAATGAAGATTTAGAAAGAATAAAACAATTTACAGGATAATGTATGGGATTTTTTAAAAAAATTTTTAAAGGTATTGGTAAATTTTTCAAGAAAATTGGAAAAGGTATAAAGAAAACCTTTAAAGGTTTTGGAAAATTTATGGACAAGATAGGCATCGTAGGCCAAATAGGTATGATGTTTATTTTACCTCACATGGCAGGTGCTTTATTTAAAGGTATAGGTGGTGCAGCTTCTTATGTAGGTACAGGTATTACAGGTGCTGCAGGACAAGGAACAGGATTGCTTTCTCAGTTAGCTAGAGGAGCAGGGCATGTCATTAATGGAGCAGGTAAGTTTGCAACAAACATAGGAGCTAAATTTACTAGTATTGGAAATGGAATAAGAGAGTTTGGAAAAACTGCTGCAAATGCACTTCTTCCCGGTAAGCCTTTTGAAGCAGCTAGTAGTAATTTTTTTGGAGCTAATAGTGCGTGGGGTAAAGCAGTAGCAGATTTTCAAGCTACTCCCGATTTATTTAGTGGTGTTTTTAAACAAGGAGCTAAAGTTGGAGTTGATACAGCTACTGAAAGTTTAATAGATGTTGCAGTAAGTCCTTCAAGAATTACTCCACCAGAATTTTTATCTAAAGATCCACTTACATTAACTGGATCAAAAGATGCTTTAGCACAATTTTCTTTCGATTATGCAGATGCTGCTACAACAGGACTTTCTAAAACTAGTGAAGAAGTTTCTAAATCTTTATTAACCAAAGGATTTGATAAATTAAAAACTAATTTTCAAGAAGCTCCAATTAAAACAGTTAAAGATGCTGTAAGTACAGCAGGTCTAGTAAGCCAAGCTATAGGGGGATCAGATGAAGTAATCATGGATGATGATTATGATTATGGATATGGAAGTGGCTCAGTTTCTCTTACTGCGAATCCTATAGTAACAGAAGCAGAGTCTGTAGATAATTCTCTTCTTAATCAATACGCTCTTACAACAGTAAATAATTCTTATAATCCAAATTATTATGGTGGTAATTCACCAAGTCCTTCAGATCCTTATTGGCTTCAGTGGATGAACTCAAACGGGAATCTTTCTTATGGATAATATTACAAAAAAATATTTTTCAAATATGGCAAGACCTATACCCGGTCAAGGTTTACTAAATGATCCTGAAAATCCGTACCCTTGGGAAAAACCTCCAAGATTTACAGATATTACAAGGGCTTCAGAGTATATATTTGAAACATTCATAGATGAAGAATTGTATCCCGATTTAATTGAATCCTTAGATAATGATGTACCTATAATGGATATTACAAGGTTTATGTTATTTAAAGGGTTTACAGAAGGTTTATGGAATCCTGATTTACTATTAAGGTTAATAGAGCCTACAGGTTATATTCTTCTTGCGTTAGCTGAAAGGTGTTCTATAGATCCTATTTTTTATGCAGAAGAAATGGAAGATGAAGCTATTGAAGAAGCTGAAAATCCAACTTTATTTTCTGAATATAAAGAAACAAAAAAAATACCTGCAGGTAAGCTATCTAAAGATATAGAAGAAAAAATTAAAGACTTACCATCTCCATCTCTTCTAGCGAGGGAAGAATAATGGCAACAGGAATAGATAATTTAGGCCAAAGTTTACTTGTTGGTCGAGATCAAGGAAGGGCTGAAAAGGAAGAAAGAAAAGAAGCTCAAAGAAGAACTAGAGCTAGAGAAAGAGATCAAGCAGCTAGGAAAGGTGCTTTACTTACGTTAGGAGGTAACTTACTTAATAGTTACTTTTCTAATAAATATGAAGACTTTTCAAAACGAGAAGAGTTACAGATAGCAAAACGATTATCTGATCAAAATAAAAAAGAAAGAGATAAGTTTGAAAATATTGCTATAGCAGCACAATCAGCTAATTTAACAGTGCCTGAGTATTTAGTACAAAATACTAAAGAAAATTATAATACATTAAAAGATAAAGGTCTTATTAATTCAACTACACTTATGGGGCCAGACCAAGATAAATTATTTGAAACAACTGTAGATAGACACGTAAATAATTATGTTTATGGAGAAAACTATGAAGTTGGAAAAGACGATACTATAGATTCAAATAGTTTATTTGGTAAATATAAAGCAACTCAAGAAGCTTTAAAGGGAGTAGATCCTGAAGATTTTAATACATCTGCTGACCTTCTAAAACAAATGCAAGAATCTAATCCGAATGCTAAAAATGTACAACAAAAGTTTTTAAGACTTTTAAATTTTAAAGGTATGAATAGCACTGATAGAAAAGAAGCTGCTGAACAAATTATTGCAACTAATTTAGGAGATTTAAAATCTAGGAACGAAGCTTTAACATTATTTAATCAAGGTTTTAGTCTTCAAGATAGTGTAGGAATGGCTCAAGCAGAAAAAGATTTTATAAATTCTAATATACCTCTAAAAAAAGATGTGACCAAAACAGAAATAGTTCCTCAACATACAATATATATTGGAGGTAAACCTGTTATTGTACGTGCATTAAAAACAGAATCTAGGTTGTTAAATGGTGCTATAGCAATAGATTTTAGTGCAGATGAAACATCTAAACGATCAGTGGCAGCTTTTAATTCTCAAGATAAAAGTCTTACTACAACTGAAAAAAAAGAATTTGATATATTTGGTAGAGAACTAAAAGTTGAAACTACTCATAAACTTGTTGAAAAGCCAGATGGAACTTCTAGTCTTGTTGCTGTTAAACAAACTAAAAACTATCTCCCTGTAACACCGGGTAATTTAATATCTGATCAAAAGTTACAAGCACAAGCATTTCTAGATTATGACAACGCAAAGCCCTTATTGCCTGAAGATACTAGGGACATATTAACAAATAACCTTACTAAAACAGCAGAGGGTATTATAAATTATAATTCAAATATTGTAAAAGAGGAAATAGCTGCACAAAGAGGAAGTATTCACATGGGTGCAAGATTTTTAAATCTTTCAGAATATGTTCCTCAAATTGTTGAAGGTCAAGATACAGCACTTTCTGCAATAATGATGTCTCTTGATATGAATTATAAGCAAGGAATTTTAAGTGGTTCTAATCCTATGCGACAATTTTTAGCAAAAGTTAATGAAGCTTATCAAACTAAAACAAGTATTTCACAAGAAGATTTTCAAGACGTAACTATTAATCCTTTTGTAATGTTAGCTGCACTAGATCAATTACAATTAAAATTAAATAATCCTGAGAAATCACAAATTTTAAAAACTTTTATTGAAGAAAATAAAACTAAATTTGGGTTAGAAGGTAATCCAAATGAATACTTTGCTAATTCTTCTCTTCAAGAAAGAGAGTATATGTTGAGCATAGTTAAAGCACAGAGTATGAATGAAAATTCTATTTTTAATAACGAAATAATTTCTGGAAGAACTGCTGATGGTACTGACATATCTCTTCCTATAGGTATTCAACTTTTAGGTGCAGAAGCAAGTAATCCAGTTGTAGAAGAAGAAAAAGATTTTATTGATTCAATCACTGATTATTTCTCTGGTTCAGATGACACACAGGGAACAGAAAAGAAAATAGAAAATAAAAAGGTAGAAACAACACAGGTAGAAAATACTTCAAATACTTCACTATTAAATCCTACATCTAATCAAAGTGATTATAGTGCAGAAGATTATAAACGCTTTTCAAGACCTGTAACTGGGAGTGCAAAAAAAGTACCTGCAGATGAATATTTTGTAAATAGGGATGGAGATTTAGTATATGAAACTGGTAGAGGAACAAAAAGAGTTTATACAGCCAGAACTTCACCTGCATTAAGATTTTTTGAAAGAAAGAAAGAAAAAATAAATGAAAAATCTCCAGAAGAACTTTTTAAATCTTTTGAATCTTACTTAAAGGAAGGTGATTTTTCTATTCAAGAAATGGAATCTATGGGCTATCCACCTAATTATATCCAATACGCTATTGATTATGTAAAAGGAAGATAGCTTAAATGACTCCTGAACAATTAAAATATTTAAAAGAAAATCAAAAAAGTAGTTCTTATTCTTCCTCAAGTTCTTCTTACTCATCTCCTAGTAAAATTATGAGTGTTACTGAATTTAATAAAAATAAAAAAGTTCAAAGGTTAGCTGATAGTGTTTTTGGTTATTTAAGTTCAGAAAATAAAATTCCATTTAGAGAAAGTTCTGCTTTTAAAGAAGATATTGCAGAAGCAATGCGAGATGATTATGACTTAACTGTACTAGCACAAAGAGCTTTAACTCTTTCAAATGCTCCAGATAAAGTTAAAAAAGACTATGCTGAATTACTAGACATCTGGAATAATAAAACTGAAGTTAAAGGATGGTTAGAAAGTTTAGATGCTGCTAAAGATATAGGAATAGATTTAATAACTGATCCTACTGTTGCTTTATCACTAGCTTCTGGAACTGTTGTTGCTAGGACAGCAGCACAAAGAGCTTTGCAAGGTAAAGCACAATCAGCTATAGGTAAATTTATACTCTCTGATTCTATTAAAAGTAATACTGCTAAAGCAGGGTTAGCAGGTGCAACTTGGGGAGGAGGTGAAAACTTCTTAGAACAGTGGAGAGATGTTTCTATAGAAGAAAAAGAAAAGATAGATAAAGGAGAAGTTTTAGAAAGTGCTTTAATAGTAGGAGCAGTAGGTGCTGCAATCCCCGGAGCAGGTAAAGCAATTTCTAAAAGTTATAAAAAGGTTAAAGAGTTAGGTCAAAAACCTAAAACTAAAAAAACTGATGAAGCTTCTAATGTAGGAGAGTCTCCAAGACCTGTTAGAAAAATAATAGAAGAAGAAGAAGTTGAACCTTTACAAGCTAGTACAGATGGAAAAGTTACCCCCGAAGTAGAAAAGTTATCTTCTAAAGTTGGAGGAGGTACAAAGACTGCTGAAGAACTTCAAGATGTTGTAGATGAATCTTCTAGAACTAAAGATCCTAATTTATTTGAAGAAACTCAAAGACTTTTGTTAAAAACAGGAACTTCTTTACTTTTAAAACCTTCTTCATATTTAAATACACCTACTTTAAAAGGTTCTGCAACAGTTAAAATGCTGCAGAGTCTTTTTCGTTATGACGTAGGTAAAGGTGCTAAAGGTGGAGAAAAGGTAGGCAAAGATTTTAATGAAAATTATGTAAGTATTCAGGGAAGTTTTTTAACTCCTTTTAAAAAACTTATAGATCCTCTTAAAAGCACTGGTTTTATACGTGGTAGATTTAATTTTAGAGATAAAGTTACAGACGATACTATTATGAAAGGTCTAAGAGGTGGAGATATTTCAAAGGCAGACTCTCAAATACAAGAAGCTACAGTAGGCGTTAGAAGTATTTTAAATGTTTTAGGACAAGAGTTAAAAAAATCAGGTTTTATAGAAGAAGTTTTACCTAACTATCTTCCTAGAATGTGGAGTCGCAAAGCAATAAAAAAGAATGAAAGAGGGTTTAGAGAAATTTTAATTAAATCTAAACAAGCTAAAAATGAAGAAGAAGCAAAAGAAATAATAAATGGTATGCTTGATATTAAAAATAATTTAGATGGTAATGGAGCATCTAACAATTTTTTTTACAACAGATCGTTAGGTAAAGTTGATGATATTGATGCTGAAGAATTTATAATTGATACACCTTTAGATGAATTAGTTACAGATTATATTATGCATGCTTCTAAGCATTTAGCTAAAACAAAAACTTTTGGAGTTAGAAATTTAGACGAGTTTCAAAAAAAATATTTACCTATGATTGAGAATGAACTTGCTGCAAAAAATAAAACTTTTATAGGAGAAGATAAAGAAAATATTCTTCATTTATATAAGATGGCTACAGGAGAAGGGATTACTGGTGAAAGATTTTTGGGTGGTCATCCTGCAGATGCGTATTCTACTTTAACAAGAATGGCTTTACTTCCTTTATCTACAATTTCTAGTATTACAGAAATATTTCTTAACTTTCAAAAAGCAGGAATATTCAATACTGCTGCGTATAAAGGATTTGGAAAAGCTTTAGCTGTTTCTAGTAAAAGTTTAAAAGACTCTACTTTTCAAGTATTACTAAACAAAAAATATACAAAACAAGAAGCTTGGAGAGAACTAGAAGAATTTTCAATGGCTTTAGATTCTGCAGCTTTAGATGTTGGAGAAAGATTAGGTGGATATATACAAGGTAAAGGCTATCAAAAAGCCAATAATCTTTTCTTTAAAACAAATTTACTAGATCAATGGACTAGATTTGTTCAATTAGCTTCCTTTGGTACTGGAAAAAATTTAATAAAAAGGAATTTAGAATCTATTGCACGAAGAAGAAAGTCAGGGTTAGAACCTTCAGGACGAATTGAAAAACAAATAGAGGAACTAAACGAACTTAATATTGATATAGATGCAGGAGTGTCTTGGATAAATAAAGGAGCTAACGTAGATGACTCTTTTTATAAAGATTTAAAATTTGGAGCAGCTAGATATACAGGAGAAGTTATTTTACAACCTACAGCTACTTCAGGTATTAAACCTGCTTTACAAGCTAATCCAAACACACAGTTATTTTTTCAATTGCTTTCTTATCCAACTGCTTTTACTAATACAGTTTTATACAATGTAGGTAAAGACCTAGCAAGAGATCCTTTAGGTAAACTTCCCGGTACACTTGCTGCAGGTTTAATAATGACTGAAACTGCTAGGTACACTAATTGGGTTAGAAGTAGAGGAGAATCAGAAAAAAATAAAACTGAAGCTGAAATATATGAAGATGCTATAAGACGATGGGGCGGTAATGGAGTTCTTTTTGATATGCATGAAAGAGCTACTAGAGGAGCACAAGCGTGGCAAAATCCTATTATGTATCCTACAGGAATGTTTGGCCCAGTTGTAGGAGATGTAGCTACCTCATTATTAACTAGGTCAGTAGGAACTGTATTAGCTGATAAAGTTCCCGGCATGTCAGCTTTTAATACAGTTGAAAAATTTACAGGTTTTAATCCTAGAGAACCTATTGATGAATACTTTGCTGATCCTTTAGATGAATTTTTAAAAGCTCAAGTTCCTGAAAGAAAAAAGAAAGTTAATCAATCTAATTACAGACCTTTTAAAATAGGTGGAGAAGTAAATGTTCCTAATGCCCCTAAAGAACCTGATGAAAGAATAGATAAATTTACTGGCTTGCCTTATAACGAACAGGCAGGAATAGCTTTTAAAGATGAAGAAGATCCTCTTAAAAGACTAGGACTTGCAGGTGGAGGAACTCTAGACTCTTTAGAAAGGTTAGGATTTAAAGAAGGTTCAGAGGTTACAGGAAAAGTTACACTTGCAGGAAGACCTGTATTTAAAAATAAAAAAGGTGAAATTTATTCTGAAGTAACCACTACTCTACAACTTGAAAAAAATAAATGGGTTACTTTTCCTACTGTAGATGAGAAAGGAGAATCTTTATCAGATGCAAAGGTTATGAAGTATTTAAAAGAAAATGGGCCTATTGACCCTATTACAGGAGAAGAGTTCCCTGTATTTGAAAATGAAAAAGAAGCTTCTGAATATGCAAGAATTAGAACTAAAGTTCTTCTGGATAATTAATGTATAAATACTTTAAAACCTCTGAATTAATTTGTAGCCATACTGGTGAAGATGGTATGCAAGAAGACTTTATGTTAAAGCTTGATGCATTACGAGAAGAACTTGGCTTTCCTTTTAAAATAAGTAGTGCTTATCGTTCTCCTAAACATCCTATAGAAAGTGCTAAGAAAACACCGGGAGCACATACAGAAGGTAGAGCAGTAGATATTAGAGTTTATGGTTCTAATGCTATTAAGCTTGTAGAGGCAGGTATAAAAGCAGGTATGACAGGAGTAGGTATAAGTCAAAAAGGAAGTATAGGTTTAAGATTTATACATCTAGATGATCTTGAAGAAGGAGGTACTAGACCTAGACCTTGGATATGGAGTTATTGAATGGTTAATATTTTAAGTACTATTCTTGGCCCTGTAGGTAATGTAGCTACTACGTTTCTTAAAAATAAAGCTGCTCAGAGTCAGGCTAAACATGATGCTAAAATGTCTGTTATTCAGAACAATGCTGATTGGGAAGCTAAGATGGCTGACGCTTCAGCAAACTCATGGAAAGACGAATTTTGGACTCTTGTGTTAAGTGCTCCTATTTTTATGATTAGTTACTCTATTATTGTAGACGATCCATCAGTTATAGATAGAACTAAACAAGCTTTTACAGTTTTATCTGAGCTTCCAGAATGGTATCAATATTTACTTTTTGTATGTATCTCAGCTTCATTTGGAATTAAAGGTGTTGATCGTCTTCTTTCGTTAAAGAAGAAATAAAATGATAGCAGAAGTAGCAGCCTGTATTTCGCTTGTTAAAGGTTTAAACGATGCTATATCAGTAGCTAAAGAAGCTAGTGGAAATGCTTCTGCTTTTGCAAATATTGTAGGAAAGTTTGCTAAAGCTAATGATGCAGTTTTAGAAACAGAAGCAAAGCATGTTGGAAAGATGACTGTTCAAGATTCTTTACAACTTCAAGTAGCTAAAAGACAACTTACTACTTTTAATCAACAGTTAAAAGATATGATGTTAATGCAAGGATTAGCAGGTGATTATCAAGAGATAATGAATCGTGTTGAAGAATCTAGACTTGCTCACGAAAAACGTATTAAACAACTTAAACTAGCAAAGCTTAAAAGAGATAAAGAACTTAAAGAAGTACTACAAGTTTTAGGTTATTTTACTTTAATTGTTTCTCTTATTGGATCTATTATTTTTATTTATATGGTAGTTTAAATATGAACCCACCTAAACAACTTGAACCCGGCTCTAGTTACGCTAAGTATGATACAGATGGTGATGGTATTGTAAGTGATGATGAACTAAAAGCTTCTGAAAAACTTATGCAATTAGAATTACAAAATGAAAAAGCTGATGCTCAAAAGAATATGTGTTGGATAACTTTATTGGGTATGATGTTATATCCTTTATTAGTTGTAATAGCAGATTTTTTAGGACTAGATAAGTCTAGTGATATTTTAGGAGCAATGAGTAGTATTTATTATGTTAGTGCAGCAGGTATCTTATCAGTATGGTTTGGATCTACCGCCTATACAAATACTAAGAATGGAAATAAAAATGGCAACTAAAAAGAAGAAGAGTACAGTTAATAAAGCAGGTAATTATACTAAACCTACGATGCGTAAAAGATTATTTAATAAAATTAAATCAGGCACTAAAGGTGGTAAGGCAGGACAGTGGAGTGCAAGAAAGGCACAGATGCTTGCCAAGCAATATAAAGACGCAGGTGGAGGATATAAAAGTTAATGGCTCTTAAAAAATCTCAGAAGTCTTTAAAGGATTGGACTAAGCAGAAGTGGCGTACTAAATCAGGTAAGCCTAGTGCTAAGACAGGTGAAAGATATCTACCTGAGAAAGCAATCAAAGCACTTAGTAATAAAGAGTATGCAGCTACTACTAAAAAGAAAAGAGAAGATACAAAGAAAGGTAAGCAACACTCTAAGCAACCTAAGAAAGTAGCAGCTAAAACTAGAAAGTATCGTAAAAAAAGATGACAGAAGTTACTAAACAACAAAAAGAAAGAATTAAGTTTCAAGATAAAAAAATAAAACACCAAGCTTATTTAATTGAAATACAACAAAACCAAATTAAAGAGTGGATAGAAAAACAAAAAGAGGATAGAATACATGGCTCATGAGGATAGAAAAAAAGCTATGCTTAAAAAGCATAGACTTAAAGGAGTTAATAAACCTAAAAGAACTCCTGATCATAAAACTAAATCTCATGTTGTTTTAGCTCAAGATGGTCATAAGCTAAAATTAATACGCTTCGGTCAGCAAGGCGTTAGAGGGGCAGGTAAAAACCCTCAGACTGCTAAAGACAAAGCTAGAAAAAAATCATACTATGCTAGACATAATGCTCAAGATGCAAAGCCATCTAAGATGAGTGCTCGTTATTGGTCGCATAGAACTAAATGGTAATTTAATTATAGGAGATAAGTAAAAGTAAGTGGAAAGAACTAATAACCCCCTACCCGAAACAGAAAATAAATTTTATATACCTTCAGAACAACAAAGACTTTTAAAATCTAATTCTTTAGAAATTAAAAAATCTAATAGAACAAATAAGATTAATCGTAGACCTACCCATTTAAATTGGAAAGTTAATCTTTGGACGGCTTATTTGTAACTTACTTAACTCTTTTAAGATGAAGTTTAGTAGTAGCAGATATTTGCTTAGATGTTTCAAGAATAAATTCAGAGTGTGCGTTTATTCTTTCTACCATCAAAGGGAATAAATCTTCATAGCAATCCATATTAGTTAAATGTTTTATTACTTCAGCATTCACTCTAAGTGAAGAAACTACTGGATGTTCAAAACTTAATATTTCATCATCTATCATAATAAAGCATTTAACTCATTTTCTAGTTTTTTATGTAATGCATTAAAAGCTATTGTGCTTTCTCGCACTATTGTTTTAACACGCTGTTGAGAATACACATCTTTAAAAACTGTATCTACTTTATCTATAGGCAGCATAGATATTTCTGTTACTAGTTTATTTTTACTAGTAATAACAATTTTACAACTTGCTAAGTTAGCTTCCATTTTCTTCTGAAGGAGAATATTTTTCTCTTAATTTTATTAACAATTTTCTTTCATAAAATTCAGCTTTATATATATCTTTCATACCATGCTTGTAAGGAAACCTCCATCTATACTTTAAAGAGTTTCCACGTAGATAACCTATGTATTCTTCTGGAGTTAACATAGCTTCAATGCCTTCAATACATTCCACATTACCTTGATTATAATGTAAAGGTTTTTGTATCTCAGCATCAGTACGTTTAACTTCTTGAGTTTCAGGAAAGAGATCAGGCTGCATTTGTTTAGCTCTATCTAAGATAGTTATCTCATTCCACTCTTCAGGTGTTGCATCATTTATTGACATAAGGTTTCCTTTTTATTTTTACTCTGATTCTTCTGGATAATCTTCATTTTCTAAAATAATACTTTTAGGGTCTATCCACTCTGGAGGTAAAGAATATTTACCAAACCATCTAAATCCATTAGCTTCTGCCCACTCTGCATGGCTACGTTTAGTACCATCTTTTCTTCTTTTAGCTTGAGGCATAGGGGCTGAAGGATTAGCAAATAAAAATACTAATTCTGTATTTTTAGGTAAAGCTTTTCTTATCCATACATATTTATTGTACTCTTGATAATCCCAAAAACGTCCTTTGGCTTCTAAATAAATTAATTTATCATCTAACTTTTTAATAAAGTCAGGAGTATAAGAATGATTGGTAACGTAATATACTTTATCAGTATGGATACTCCAATCTTTTAATGGGCCTACATGAAGTTCATATTCCCAATTAGAGTCATAACCAGTAATTAAATTCTTTTCCACTGGTCTTTTAACTCTACGTTTCCTTGCACCAGATTTAACTTTTCTTTTAGGTTGCGTCATATTATTTCAATAACTACCTTTGTTGTTACTGGTCTATATTTAAATTCTTTTTTTAATTGGTTTACAGCCCACTTAGGAGTGTAAAAATTATTGCATCTAGAACCTTCAGCATTAATAAAATATCTATCTTTAGGTAAGTAAGACTTTATATTTTTTATATTTATTTCTGTAGAGTCTGTAGGTAATTTATTTTTTAATCCTTCTAGTAATAAATCTAATGCAATATTCCTAATTTTTTTAGCTTTTTTACCATTCATAAATTTCTTCAACATTTGGAGTTGATCTAACATTTGTCAAGTATACTAAACCTCTAGCATATTTAAAAACTCTAAGTCCTTCTCCACCATTTGAATCTTTGTAACATTCTTTTTTGAATGAACAGTACGCACAATTTTTATGTATTTTTCTGTTACCTTTCTTTCCTTCTTCTACAGTAGGATAACAATAATCAGGTGGTTGCTCCCTATCTAACATAACTTTTAAATCTTTAATAGTTTCAGCAGCATTAGGTTTATCTAACTCTTCTGGAGTATACGTACATAACTCACCAGTTTCTTTGTCGATAACTAAGAAATAACTGTCTTCTCCTTCTTCTGCTTGTTCATAAGCAGCTAACTGTGTTATGTATCCAAAGGGGTCATCATCTCTTAAACCACCACTTTTAAATTTATTAAAAGAAAACTTAGAAGCAGATTTAATATCTACTACTTTGTTATTTATTTTACAATCCATGTGACCTTTAATACCGCCTATCTCTACCTCTTTCTGTTCTGCAGAAATTCCATTACCTGAAAGCTTTACTAAAAATAAAAGTAGTTGTTCTAGTAAATGTCCGTATAAAAATTTAATTTGTAAAGTAGGTGAGGGTTGATTTTGTTTTGCAGGACTTCTTTTTTCAAACCATAATTGTCTAGCAGGTTTACCAATGTTAGAAAACCTAAGTGTAAAGTCTTTGTTTTCTCTGGGCTTTGACCATTCTAATAAAGCTTGACCCATAGATTCTGAAAACTCTGTTATATATTTCTCAGGTATATGTAAAGAATTAGAATTAATCTCATCAATTTTTTTATAAATATCTTCTACAATTTCTTTCATTTAGTTACTTCCTTTATTTCTTGTGATGTTTTATAAAATGAAATCCTCCTTTTGCAGAGGGTCTTAATGCAACAACACCTAATTCTTTTTGTATCTCTGAGCGTTTCTTGGGCTTATAATTAGTTTTAACATCTATAAATTTAATTTCTCCTGTATCTGAAATAGCAATTAAATCTATAGGGCCAGTACATTCACTGTTTTTAAATACTTTAAAATTATTTTCTATTAACCATATAACAGCTTTATACTCAGTAATATCTCCTATAGAGCAAGTAGATAGTTTACTTGAAGGTTCAGTAATCTTAGTGAGTTTCACTCCAGTTTTTCCCAACCTTATACTCCCCATCTAAAGGACATCTAAGCTTTAAAAGCTCACCTGCTTGTATAATACATTCTACTCCTAACTTACCTACAGTATCAGCCATATCTTCTTTTACTTCTATTTGCCATTCATCATGAACATTAGCTACAAAATGAGCATCTATATTATGTAACTTTTCATTTAAAAGAATTAAAGCTTTCTTCATTACAATAGAACCTGCTCCCTGTAGTAAAGTATTCAAAGCTGAATGTTCACTTCTAATTATTAACTTGCGTCCATCTAATGCTTTAATGAATCCTTTCCGTGCTTCTCTGCTAACTCTTGTTTTAAGATCATTGAATGATGGGAGATTATTAATAAATGATTTTCTAAGGTGTGCACCAGTACGTTTAGTTCCTCCGAGAATCTCCCCAAGTCTTGAATCTCCTGCTCCGTAGAGTAATGCATAGATGAAAGTCTTTGCCTGATTTCTTGATTCAAGCCCTGCAAGTCTTTGATTAGTGGAGTGTATGTCTCCATTAACGATTTCATTTACATACTCCTCATCATTCATGTAGTGAGCTAACATTCTTAATTCTAATCCACTAGCGTCTACACCAACTAATTTATAATTAGGTTTAACAATCCAACAAGATCTACATTCTTTACCATACTTACTATACACACTAGGAGTTTGTGCTAGGTTAGGATTTCTATGGGTCATCCTACCAGTAATAGTTCCATTATGATTTACAAACCCTCTAACTCTATTATCATCTTCTACATCAGATAACCAAGAATCTACTTGGGCTATTCTTTTTTGGAGCATTAAAAACTCAGCTAATATTTTAGCTTCTTTAATATTTTTAATAGATGCTAATATTTTTTCATCTACTTTAGCTTGTCCGGTAGGCGTAAATTCTTTTGGTTTCCATCCTAAATCTTGTAGACGTTCACCAATTTGTTTTCGTGAACCGGGATTAAATTCTGTTTCTATTACTCTCGTAATAAAAGTTTGTTGTTCAATTAAATTAAATTCTTTATCTGTTAATCGTACATTAGTACCATAATTAGTCTTACCTGTTTTTAATAACTTTTTAAGTTTATTATGGCGTGGGAATATTTTTAATACTTCTTTAGCAGGTAAAAATACTTTTCTTATTTGTCTTTGAATCTCACTCATTCTTTCATTTAAAGTAGCAACTAACTTCATAGCTTCTTCTATGTTAAAAAGAAAACCATAGTTTCTTTGTTCATTCATAATCTTAGCTACTGCGTGCTCTATCTCAACACTTTGTCGAGAGAACCCTAGAGATTCTTGCTTTAATCTTTCATAGACTTTGTAATTCAATAAGACATCTTGTTCGCAATACTTCAGCATATCAGGAGTAAACTTACTGTATTCATGAAAATCTATTTTGTGACTCTTTAATATATACCCCCATCTTTCTAACCCATGTCCCCCTTCTCTTACTGGATTAAAAAGACGGGATAAAACTAATGTATCTACTATTATTTTATTTGATAAATCTATAGAGGTAAGATTTTTTATTACAGGTATATCATATCCTATAATGTTATGACCAATTAAAGTACCTGCCTCCATTAAAGCAGAAAGCCCTTGTTCTAATTCAGAAGGGCCATAAGATTTTTGTTCTTGAGTAGAGGTGTCTAAAATAGAAAGACACCAAAGTTTAGTAGCTTCTATGCCATCTGTTTCTATATCAAATACTAAAGATTTCATAATTCAAACTCATCATTATCATCATTATCATCTAAGAAAACTTCAAGTAATCTCCCTGTAGTTTTGTCATATCTTAGATGTGCAGCCATACCAACATCTCCAGTGTATCTAGACTTTAATATTCTTAAATGTGTAGTTAAAGCTTCAACTGGATCATCAGCTTGCTGATTTCTTTCTAAAGCTATAACACAATCTGATATCTGTGCTATACCTCCAGAGCCTCTTAGATGACTAAGCCCTACAGTAGCTCCATTCTCATGTCCTCTATTACCTTCTAGACGTTTTAAATGAGAGACTAGTAAAACACCTGCTCCAGTTTCTTCTACTATCTTACGGAGATCAGTCATCATTCTATCTATTAATGCACGTTCATTAGTTTGTTCAGCACTGGCAGATACAATCATTTGTAAGTGATCTAAAATAATCCATTTACAATCACAACCTACAATCATATATTTTATTTTGGCTAAGATGTCATCAAAGTCACTAGCTCCAAAATGTGCATGAACCCACATTCTATTTTTATTATTACCACCTAATACTTTTTGAGCTAACTTTTCATAATTCTCCTGACCATATTCATCTCTAATATGTTCTATATCTAATTTTTTATTAGCTTCTATAGATAGAATACCATCAGCAGTTCTTGTCCAATCTTCTTCTAGAGCTACAATACCAAGATTGTCTTCAGTTCTAGTAATAAGCCAGTGTTCTATTTCTCTAATAATACTTGTCTTACCTAGCCCTGTACCTCCAGTAAATGTAACTAACTCTCCTTGTCTAAGACCAAATAATTTTTCATTTAAACCCTGCCAAGGGTAAGGAATAGAATCTTTCTTTTCACGTTTAAATAACTTATCAAAGTTATCTGATATGTTTAATACTCCAGAAGGAGTGTAGATACTTGAAGCCCACCAAGAACTTACATATAAATTATGTAACCCTTGGCGTAGCATATCATTAGCATCTTTATACTCTTCAGGCATTTGAAGTATCTTTGCTTTGCCGGGAGTAATTAACTTAGCTACTGCTCTAGCAGCTTTTCTACCTTCCTTATCATTATCAAAGGAAATAATAATAGTTTGAAACTTTTCAATAAATTCTAAGTTAGCTTTGAAATCTCTTTCGGCCCCTGCAGCACCATTCTTAATTGATACTACTGGATACTGACTACCCATTAATTCATAAGCAGCCATTGCATCACATTCACCTTCAACTACTGTTAGAAATCTACCTCCTTCTTGGCATAGCTGTTGACCAAAGAACCCTGTACTTCTACTATCACCTTCCCAAGCAAAGTTTTTAGGATCAGTGCCTATAGTCTTTCTAACTTTATAACCTGAAATTTCATTTGCGGTATAGTAAGGATAGTAATGTTTAACTACTTCACCATCTTCTTTAATGGCTTTAACTCCATACTTCTTAGCAGTTTGTAAGCTAATAGATCTATCAGTTAGTTCTATAAACTCACCTTCAACAACATTAACTTTATTATTTTTATATTGTTTAAAGTCTGCTACAGAGTTATCTCCATTCATTGATTCCTCATAATTTTTAAATCTTGTATTACAAGAAAAACAAAATGCAGAACCATCATCATTAATTCCACAAGCATCACTACTTGCACAATCAGGACTAGGACAGGGTTGATGTCTTTTTATAAAAGCCATAAGAGATTCCTATTAAATAAGTGAATACCTAGCTTTGGCTCTACTGCTAGGCAAAGTAGTTCACAAGGGAAGGAAATAACCCTTTAGCCAGTAGTCTTTTCTTCTGTAGTTTCGCTTTCAGCTATTACTGCAGTATCATCCAAGAAACTTTCTAATTGATTTTGTAGAGTTTCTTGGGCTGCAGTTAATATAAAAGCTTCCTTTTGATATGAATTTTTTTTAGCCAATACATTTTTTAAAGCTTCAAAGATTAATAAAGCTTGTTCAGAGTTAGGTAACTTAGAAATATCGTAAGTTATATCTCCTTTGGTATAAGTTGCATTAGTCACCGAATATTGCCTCCCCATCTTCTTCTTCAACTTCAAACTCTGAACCATCAGGAGCATCATATTGTACAAGATCTAGTATCTGAACAGCTTGAAGTTCTAGACCTTGGAATGCTTTACCTTTCCAATTAGATTCCCATTCTTTATATTGAACTTTAACAGTAGATCCATTACCTACCATAACATCTACTGCTTTATTAAACTTATCTACAAGTCTAGGTGCAGGTCTAACCTTACCATTAGCTTGATTAACTTTACGTTTAATTACAATGGTAGGCCCATATTCTTTATCTTTAACTACATACCCTTTTGATCTAAAGCCATCTGCAGTTTTTTCATCTACTACTAGATCTACTGTATAGACAGGATCAAAGCGAGTGTTAGGTGATGTTATGGAAGCCCAATAAGCAGTCCCATTTACTGTAGCCATAAATATTTACCTCTTCTCTTTTTGTTTGTTAATTTATTATACCAATGTCAACTAGAGTGTCAACTTCTTAATCCATAAACCTTACGCCAGTTCTTAGGTTTGCGATCTATTTCTCCATGAAGAACTTGTCTACCTAACTCAGCCCTAACTGCATTCTCATATGTTATATATAAATCTTTTTTTAATGCAGATAAGTTAAAAGTTTTGGTAGGACTATTCCCATACAAAGGTTTAACTTTTGCCTTTTTATTTCCAATAGTAAAAGAACATACTCTCCATCCTGAAAGATAAAAAAAAGATTCAAACCTATCAGATCTTTTAGGGGTTAAAAAATAATTTCTTTTTGAAATTATGTCGGCTGATATATTTTTAATTTTATTCATGCATACCTCTAAACTTTTCTAAAGCTTGTAAACCTTCAACAGAAATATCTAAATTAGTACAATCAGAAAAAATTAAATTTACATAACTATCATCTTTAGTTCTTACACCTATTCGTAGATCTGTTAACCCTTCTTTATTAGAAAAATAATCTTTAACTAATTCAAATTGTATTCTTGCTGCATCATAAATAAATATGTTGTCGCTGATTGCCATTTCATTTCCTTCATTTTGATGAATATTCTTCGTTACAAAATTCACATTTTTCTTTTTTATCTAGAATTAAATATAATCGTTTAACTTCACAATCATGTTCCCAAGACTCTATTATTTTTGGTTTTGGATTAAACAATTCTTTTATGTAGTCAAAGATTATATTTAACATAACTAACTCCTATGCTGCTATTTGAGTTTCAAAAGTTTTAGTTACTTGCTTTTTAACTTTTTGACTTCTTAGATAAACAATATTAGAAGTATTATTAGAAGCTCTAGTAGGAGCATGAGTAGACCAATCGGTAAATGTATTAAACAAAGCCCACCGATTCTTACCCATTCTTGAAGAGTAATTAATCCACTTTTCTAACAGATATTTAAAAGCTTTGTTAGGTTTATAATCTCCTTGAAAATACTTTAGTGATACATCTAATGATTTTTGAAACTTAAAAAAGTCTTTAGCTTCAGTACAATTAGATAGAGTTGCTATTTCTCTAGCCGCATCTAGATCTGTAATTACTTTATCACTCCACTCAAACCATTTATTTACTTCAGATTGGAATGTTTCAGTAACTTCTAGTATTAACTTAGCTCCATGATCTATATCTAAAAGTCTGTTATGTCTATTTTTATATAGAGTAGCAGCACCAGATATAAACACTTGTCCATTTAAACAAGCTCCTTGTTCAGCCCCTGCTGACATTATAAAAGGTAATGTTCCATCTAAAGAAGTTGCAGATAAAAATGATAAAGATGCTCTATCACCATCAGGAGTAATTAAAGTTTCTTCAGGTAAGACATTGGTAACAAAACATCTTTTACCATTTCCTGATACAGCTATATTTTCTTTCATATTAGTAGTATTTAAATTAGCTTTCTCAAAAATACTACGTTGATTATCAATCATTCTTTTATAAGATAACTGACTAGGATCAGAATAATTTTTACCATGAACTCCTAACTCTTCACCTGTATCAGTTCTATAAATACTATGTTTAGCAGACTCTCTAGAGTTACCTTCATTGTCTACATAAAACAAAGGACTTGAATCAATTTCAAAATCTGCATTACCATAAGATGATTTTTTATTTATTGGGAAATCTAAAATAATTTTACTCATGTTTTACTTTCCTTTTTTGTGTTTTCTAAATGTTTATAAACAGCTTGATCTTTTAAAGCTTCTTTAATTTCATACTCCTCCCTTTCTTTTTGTGACATACTTTCTAGTTTTTTAATATATAAATCATTAACCTTACCCATACTTTGCTACCTCTCTAAGTCTCTCTAAGCTTTAAAGACTTTCACTATCGTTAAAGTCTTTAAAGCTAAGAGAGACTAAAAGCTTCCCTCTGCTACTTGTAAACAAGTTAGATTTAAATTTCTCCACATTTGTACTACAGAATTTCTATCTTCAAATACATATTCAATATCATAGTAATCTGCAATATCTTCTCTATATATTCTTTCTTTAACTGTACAATCTCTTTCGTTATTACCTTCAGGACGAGAAAAACATAGATCAAAATTAATTTTATTTTCATCTAACCATTCAATAGTTAAGTGTTCGTACTTTGAATCTCTAGCAGTAATAATTAAAACTTTAAACCCTTTTGAATATAAATTGTTTACTAAATCTACAATTGGTTTATTAGGTAAGTCTTCATTTACTCTAGCCCAATCATAAGGTGTTCTACAATTTTCTAATGCTGTATTTCTTAAAGCTAATGTACCATCTACATCTACAATTAATCCTTTCATTTTATTTACCATTAACATTTCCCCTTTGTTTTTTTGACAAATAACTAGGTTTATCTACTGGTTTTAATAAACCTTTTTGTAAGGTATAAACACTATGAACTTCTTCAAATTGATTTTTTTCTGAATGAATATTATTTAAGTAAACATAAATTCTTTTATTTGTTTTCTTTGATTGCCAAAAATTACATACATCATTCATATCTTTATGAATGTAAAAAGTTCTTTTAGGTTTTTCAAAAGTAGGACGCAAATCTAAAGTTGATTTATAATAATTTTTAGTAGGCATAAGATTCATCCTCATATAAAGGCGACCAAGAATCATTGTAATTTTTAATGATTTGTTCTTTTAAAAAGACTTCATCACTTTCAAAAATTATTATTGAGGATGCATCATAGTTACCATGAGTTTCATCTTCTATATATCTGTATTGAATAGGATTAATTTCAATTTCATTTATATCGTTCATAGCAGCATTAGGATTTAATCTTAAATATTCTTTCAAATATTCAGAAGGTTCCCATTCATAATCTAGATCTACATCTACCCATGAGTTATGTATTTTTTTATTCTTTATACGAATATCTAGTTCTGTATCCATTAAAATCTCCTTTACCAGTGACGAAAAATTCCTGACATAATAAAAAAACAAGTTACAAAATTAACTAAAACTATTATTGTTCTAAATAAAGCTACGATATCTGCTTCCTTACTATTATCAGATGCTTTTTCACCTAAAGATTTACACCATAAGCTCCATAGTTTTTTCATTTTTATACCCTCAAATAAAAAGGCAGGTGGTACTAAATATATACAGGGGAAGGAATTTATATATTTAATACCTTTAGGACTCTGCCTAGCCCTTTATTAATTAGTGGTAGAGTGATACTTTAACCATTATGATAAGGTTCTTATTAAGTTAAAGTATCTAAAGAGATCTACCAATCCCTGCAGGAGGTCAATAAGAACCTTTAAATATTATAATCATGTAAGTATGTAACTTGTCAACTACTATAAAGAATTATTTAACATCCTTTCTCTGCTTAATATCCTGTCAATATAGTTAATAGATTTTAAAGAAATAATTTTATTTTTACTTACTTTAGTTGGCCCTTCAAAGTAAGCTGCTAAAGCTAATAATTTACTATTAAATCTATCTTCAAGCATTGCTAGATATTTAGCTCCTAAGTCTATGTTTTTACAAGGATTATATAACTCTTCTATGTTAGTAATCCCTAACTCTTGGGCAGTTATGGGCCATTTAATTTGCATTAACCCAATAGCATTTGCAGAGGATTTTGCTAAAGGATTAAAACTACTCTCTACACTTGCAATAGCTGCTAAATATTCTGGATCCATCCCATATCTTTCAGCAGTAATTACAAAACATTTTTTATATGGGTAAGTGTTAACAATAGGGTCAGGTATAGAAATTAAACAAGGTTTTCCGTGTATACTTTCCAATTTTTCTATTGTTAAACCTTTCCAATTTGGAATAGCTGTATTACAAACATTATCAGCGTAGATTTTTTCCATTAAAACTTCATGTTTATAATCAGATTCGCACCCACTTAGTAAAAAAAAAATTAATAAAACTAAAACAGTTAATGGGTAAATAGATAAAGCTATTTTAAAAACATTTTTAGTTTTCATTATTCCCCCTCATAAGTTGTTGTTGTTCTGTTGGCGTTAAACATTCTTCGTGAACTCGCCATGCTTGATCCTCGAACGCTTCTACTCCGCATTGGTTCGCGGTGATGTCTTCGTCTAATGGAATCAGCTTGTCACATCTGTCACAGTCTAGTTCCATGCATTTTGCACATGAATACCCATTGTCCGAAGGGATGCGATTAACAAATCGACCATTACCAAACGAAGTATCTTCTCCGCAATGCACACAGTTGTTATCCATTTTCATCTTAGTTCTTCCTCATCTGGATTTTCATCTAGAACAAAACAAATTTTTATTTCTGGCATATTATCACCTTCTATAAACCATGTTTTATCTGGACAGGTTCCCATCCATTCCCATAATTCGGATCTGGTCATATTATTACCTCCATTAAATTAAAGGGCGTTACTAGGGAGTTAACCTAGTAACGCTTTAGAATTTAAATATTAATCTGTGTACCATCCGGCATTGAGCCATTATTAAAATCAGTATTCAGACTTACTGTGTTACCATTCCAAGGTAATACTTCATCAGCAGTTGATACAAACCATTGCCAATTTTTTTGGAATATACCTACATTAGGAGCAAATTCAGAACATATAGCGTTTAATCTAGATTTAGTAGTATTACTTTGAAAACCCCCATCTACTAGCCAGATCTCATTGTTATTACAATCAAATTCAGCTATTAAATTATCATGTAAAAATACTTTAGTACCATCATCATTAGGTAATATTTCAACCCTAGTATTATTTAAACTAAAGTTTGTTCTAGATTTTATTGCCATATTCATCATCTTTTCTATTAATCTCATAATCAGCCTCCACAGCTTAAAAGGATTTATGTAAGTCTTTCACTACGTAAAAGACTTACTAAATCTTTTATATTTATTTAACTTTAACAATTACATCGTCTTTTAAAGTAACTTGACCAAACCATTCTCTCCCTAGTCCAGTCATATGAGGTCTATTACATACAGTAAGCTCCCCATTAGATTGATATTCAAGACCAAACATAGAAGTCTCTTCATAGCTAAGTCGCTGACCTATGTGTTCCTTCATGTTTTTCTTAGATGGATATAGTGCTAGTAATGTCATACTTTGCCTCCTACGGCTTATTTAAATTAATTGATCTATATCTTGCATGATATCTTCCGCTTCACTTTGAAGCTTTCTAATTTTATTTATTAAAATATCACTATCCCTAATATTATTAAGTAAGTCTTGATACAGTTCTTCACAGTATGCTTGTAAATTTTCAAGGTTTTCTTGATCTTGATGATTACTCATAATTGCTCCTAATGAATTAGTGATTAATAACCTTACGATCTGCATGGATATTAACAGGACAGTCATTAGGTTTATTTCTAATTTCATCAATAGAAAATAAATCTATAACAGCATTGTCTGCAAATATTTCTTCTTGGATTTCTTCTATACTCATAATTTGCCTCCTACGGCTTAAATGATTTATGTAAGTCTTTCACTACGTAAAAGACTTACTAAATCTTTTATATATATATATTTAAATAATACTAATATGACCAGTAAGTTTTACGTATTGTTTATTGAAATTAATACATTCTTTTTTTGGCAATTTTTCCTTTATTAAAAATAAACGATTGAATAACTTTTCTTCTTTTCTGTCTTGACGTTCCTTTTTTCTGTAACCAGAGGCACTATATTCATCTTCGGTATCCCAAACTCTTAGGTGTTCATCTAAGAGATTCTCGTACTGACAATGTAATTTATACAGGCGATTAATTTTGTTTGTATACTTTGGATTTAATGCTTCCATAATTGCCTCCTACGGCATTTGCGTTGAATTATTATAAACACAGTTAAATGTAATATGTCAACTACCTAATTAATGAAATATGCCAGAATTAAATCCAACAAATAAAACTGATACTGTAAAAATTATTGGCAATATAATTGATACTAAAAACTGTTCTCTGTATCTTTCAGCTTTACATCGAACAGCAAAACGAGGTGAAGTTTTTATTACAAAATAAACTGTAGCCATTGTTATTGAAAATGTAACCAGTGAACATAATATTAATTCGATCATATCGGTAAAACTCCTGCAGTTTTAAAAGGATTTAATAAGTCTTTCACTACGTAAAAGACTTATAAAATCTTTTATTAATTAAAATTTGGGAGGCTATCAAAGGATAACCTCCCGTTTAAAGCTACTTTGTTAGTAGCTTCTGAAGAAGATCTTTAATATCGTTTTGTGTTTCTTCGATATTATTCATTCGTTCTTCTAGACCTTTGAGTCGGCCTGTGGGTGAAGTTTTCACTTCTTGAACTTCTTGAACTTCTTGAACCTTCGCTTTCGCTTTGGAAGCTTTCGGAGTTGATTTTAATTTCACGGGGATTAATTCTTTATTTGAAATCGCAAGGAACTCTTTAATATCACCCTGAGTAACAAATTGGTTATTGTTACTTGCATTTGCAATCAAACCTGCCCGAAATGAGCGTGAAGTCCAATATCTCTTAGGATCATTTTGTTTGATTCCGATCAAATCACAAAAGTGATGAGCTACCAACCATACAGCTTTTTGGTTTGCAGGATATGACGAGTAATCGATTGTTGAATTTTCCATAATTTGCCTCCTTCGGCAGTTTTAAAAGTTACTAAGTCTTTTTACGCTCTTCTTACATAAAGAGTAAGAAGAGCTAAAAAGACGTAAGGCTCCAGAGCATCGTCATCGTCATGGGGGAATCAAAGGGGGAAAGGTTTTAAAGATCAGTTAATCTTGGTAAATCTTTAGAACCTAAAAGAATTGATCAAAAGAAAAAAGAAAATCTTTTAAGTTTTTGAAACTTAAAAGATTTTAGAAGTTTTAAAGTAATTTAAGTTTACATTTAAATTCTTTAAAACTTTATCAAGTTCTTAAAAACTTTTACTTTAAAAGTTTTTAAAACTTTAAAAGATTATAAATCTTTTAAATCTTGAACTCTGTCTCAGAAATTTTAAAAGACTTGAAAGACTTTTAAGTATTAAAAGTCTTTCAAAGGCTTCCAAAGTTTAAAGGGGTAGGCAGGTGACCATGCCCCCACCCTACTATATATACTAATACTCATACATTTTTAGAAACTTTGAAATGTCAACAAGACTACAAAGACTACAAGGGGAGGAGGAAGGTTTTATAAGTTTATAGATTTATAAGATTTTTGTCGGGGCTTTTAAAGTCTTTAAAGTCTTAATTAACTTACTACTAAATTAACTTACACAAGCTGTTTGCGTATTGTAGAGTCATAATTGAGAATTGTCAATACAAGTTGACAGATCTCAATTATATCTCTATAATTTATCCATAATGTCTAAAAAAGAATTAACAACTAAACAACAATGTTTCTTAGACCATCTTGTTAAAACAGGAGGTGATCCAAAGTCTGCTGCGGAGTTGGCTGGATATAGTAATCATTATCAAGTTGTACATTCCTTAAAAAGGGAAATATTAGACTTAGCTGAAGGTATTTTAGCTCAGTCGGCTCCCCAAGCGGCTTTTAGACTTGTTCATGTAATGAACTCTGATACACCTATACCTCAAGCTAATATGCGTTTACAAGCAGCACAAACTATATTAGATAGAGTAGGTTTAGCTAAAACAGATCGAGTAGATGTTACTCATAAAACTGAAAATGGTTTATTTATTTTACCTGCTAAGAAGGACACAGTTATTGATGGAGAATACAAGGAAGCTTAAAGGTCGAATACCTTTTGGATATGAAAAAGATCCAGAAGATATAAAACTTTTACAGCCCATACCAGAACAACTAGAAGTTTTAGAAGAAATAAAAAGTATGGTTAAAAATAAAGTTTTATCCCTACGTGAGGGTTCTTCTTGGATAGAGCATAAAACAGGTAGAAGTCTAAGTTATCAAGGCTTAAAAAATCTTATTGATGGATAATTGGGAAAGTAATCCTGAAAGATATTTAAAGGATGAAGAAGGTAATTTCCTTTTAAAGAAGGATGGAACCCCTAAGAAGAAAGCAGGGAGGCTAAAAGGTTCTAAAGGTCGGGGATATAATTACCATAGTAAAACTAAAGCTGAGTTAAGTGCTAAACGATCCATCCGTTATAAAGAAAAAAAGATATCTCAAGCAGAATCTAAACTTAAAGCATATAAAAAGTCTTTAAAGAATACTAAAGAGACTATAAATAAATTAAATAATAATGATGCTCCAAAAATTACAACGCCTGAAGAGTTGTCAAATACTCCTGAAAGTGTTCAAGAAGATGCGAATGTTATTTTTTCTCCTAATAAAGGGCCACAAGAAGATTTCTTAGCTGCAGGAGAGACAGATGTTTTATATGGTGGAGCAGCAGGAGGGGGTAAGTCTTATGCTATGTTGGTCGATCCACTCAGGTATGCACATAGGTCAGCACATAGGGCATTAATTCTTAGACGTTCTATGCCAGAACTTCGTGAGTTAATAGATAAATCGAGGGAGTTATATCCCAAAGCTTTTCCGGGTTGTAAATATAGAGAAGTAGAGAAGCTTTGGAATTTTCCTTCAGGGTCTAAAATAGAGTTTGGGTTTCTTGAGCGAGATGCAGATGTTTATCGTTACCAAGGACAAGCATACAGTTGGATAGGTTTTGATGAAATTACTCACCTACCTACTGAATTTTCTTGGAACTATCTAGCATCTAGGCTACGTACAACCGATAGTGAAATTGTACCTTATATGCGGTGTACGGCAAACCCCGGTGGGGTGGGGGCGCATTGGGTCAAAAAAAGGTACATTGACTCAGCCCCACCTAACCAAAGCTTTGAAGGTGAAGATGGACTTACAAGAAAGTTCATTCCTGCACGTTTAGAAGATAATCCTTACCTAGCTTATGATGGCAGGTATGAGCAAATGTTGAAAGCTCTACCACCTACACAACGTAGACAGCTATTAGAAGGTAATTGGGATGTTAATGAAGGGGCTGCATTTACTGAATTTAATTTAGATCACCATGTTATTCCTCCTTTTGAAATACCTATAAATTGGGAAAGACTTAAAGGGATTGACTATGGCTATGCAAGTGAATCTGCTTGTGTATGGGTTGCAATAGATCCTAGCGATAGTACATTAATAGTATATCGTGAATTATATCGTAAAAATTTGACAGGTTTAGATTTGGCTCGTATACTATCAGAGATGGAGATTCCTGATCCTTTTTCTGTATCAGGAGTCTTAGACACAGCAGCTTGGAACAGAACAGGAACTACTGGCCCTACAGTAGGTGAAACCTTAGTACGTTACGGGCATAAACTGCGTAGATCAGATAAAAATAGAATACAGGGAAAGATTCAGATACACGAATACTTAAAATTACAACCTAGTGGCAGACCAAGATTACAAATATTTAATAGTTGCCCTAGTTTAATAAAAGAATTACAAAGTATTCCATTAGATAAATCTAACCCTGAAGATGTAGATACTAAAGCTCCAGATCATGCTTATGATGCTTTAAGGTATCTTATTATGTCTAGACCGAGGGTAAATGATCCTTTGAATCAATTAAGACATTTAAGGTTAGAACAAGCTTACACACCATCAGATAATGTATTTGGATATTAATATATAATAATAATAACTTCGGCTAATAGTTTATCTATTAGTAAAATAATTAAATAACTTAAACGAGGCAATATTAGAATGGCAAATCCAGTTTATAACGTAAGAGATACTGGAAGGAACTCAGCAAGGACATCAGATGTTCGTGAGATTGCTGATAATATAATTACTTCCATGACTTCAGTAACTACAGGTACTATTGCAGTAACTGATGATACAAATACAGATGTTTCATTTACTCAACCTGCAGATACTATTATAAGAAATCTTATTGCTATCCCTGCAGGTAACATTGTTACTGGTGGTAGTTCTGGCAATGACGTAGATTTTAGTTTAGGTACTGCTGCAGGTGGTGGTCAAATTATTGCTACAGAAGCTATCCTTGATGATGGTGGATCAGCAGTAACTTGGACAGCTAATGCACCTTTGTATATTATTCAAGATTCGCATGGGCATGGAGCTAATGCTTTTGTAGGTACTGGCGTGACTGCCGGTGTCGTAGGTGGCCCTGCTACAAGTGAAGCAATAGTAATTGCATCTACTTTGTATACTGCGGCTGCACGTACACTACACGCTAGACTTACTCCAATCGGAGCAGACTTAGCAACTGCTGCAACAACTGTTACTTATATTGTAGAGTTTTTGCACCTTGGAGCTACACCTGATCAATAGAGATTAGTTCATGGCTGAAGAAAACAGTTTAACGGCAAATGAACTCTATTTTGAGCAATCAGAGGATGAGCAAGGACTAGAGCTTACTCTAGAAGAATCTTTGCAAAATAATCTGGTTGCTCTGTTAGTAGATAGATATCAAGCTGCTGAGAGTGCTAGAGATTTAGATGAAAGTAGGTGGATAACCTCTTATCAGAATTATCGTGGTCTTTATAATAAAGACGTTAAGTTTAGAGAATCTGAAAAGTCTAGAGTCTTTGTTAAAGTAACTAAAACAAAAGTTCTAGCTGCTTTCGGTCAGCTTGTAGATGTAATCTTTGGATCAAATAAATTTCCTATAGGTATTTCAGAAACTAAAATGCCTGAAGGTGTATCTAAACACGCTCATTTAGATACTCAAAATCCTTTACCGGGAATTGAAACTACTCAAGCTCAAGAAGCAGAAACTGAAAATCCTTTTGATGTAGGTTATGAAGGAGATGGAAGGGTACTTAAACCCGGAGCTACCTTTGGTTCTGGAAAGTTTGATGTAACTCCTATAGATAAAAAGTTACAGGAAAATGTTGTAGAAGGTGCAGGAATTACTCTTGAAGAGTTTAGTATATCTCCTGCTAAAGAATCTTCTAGAAGGATGGAAAAACTTATCCATGATCAAATAGAAGAATCTAATGGCTCTAGTGAAATTAGAAATGCTTTATTTGAATCTGCTTTATTTGGTACAGGTATTGTTAAAGGCCCATTTAACTTTAATAAAACATTAAATAAATGGAATGAGGAAAACGGAGAAAGGGTTTATAACCCAATAGACGTTAGAGTTCCTCGTATAGAGTTTGTATCTATCTGGGATTTCTTCCCTGATCCTAATGCGACTAACATAGATGAATGTGAATATATATTTCATCGTCATAAGATGAATAAGACTAAAGTACGTGCATTAGCTAAAATGCCTTATTTTAATAAGAATGCTATAAGAGAAGCATTAGAATTAGGGCCAAACTACGAAGAAAAAGAATATGAAACTGCTTTAAAAGATGATCAACGTAGTGAAGCTTATGGTAGTGGAATGTTTGAAGTTGTTGAGTATTGGGGTGTCATGGATGCTGAATATGCTCGACAAGTTGGTATGGAAATATCAGAAGATGTTGATGATCTAGATGAAGTACAGATTAATGCTTGGATGTGTAATGGAAAACTTTTAAGAGCAGTTATTAATCCCTTTACCCCTTTTAGATTGCCTTACCACGCATTTCCATACGAAAGAAATCCCTATAGCTTTTTTGGTATTGGTGTAGCTGAGAACATGGATGACTCTCAAAAGATTATGAATGGTCATGCAAGAATGGCGATTGATAATCTTGCACTTTCAGGGTCACTTGTTTTTGATGTTGATGAGACTGCTCTTGTAGGTGGTCAGAATATGGAAATATATCCGGGTAAGATATTTAGGCGACAAGCAGGTGTACCCGGAACAGCTATCAATGGTTTGAAGTTTCCTAATACATCAAATGAAAACATGATGATGTTTGATCGCTTTAGACAGCTTGCAGATGAACAAACAGGTATTCCTAGTTACTCACATGGCATGACAGGTGTACAGAGTATGACTCGTACTGCTTCAGGGATGTCAATGTTGCTAGGTGCTGCCTCTTTAAATATTAAAACAGTTATTAAAAATCTAGATGACTTTCTTTTAAAGCCTTTAGGAGAATCTTATTTTCAATGGAATATGCAATTCTTAGATAGTGATATAGGTGTTGAAGGTGATTTAGAAGTTAAAGCAACAGGTACAAATAGTTTGATGCAAAAAGAAGTTAGAAGTCAAAGGCTAACTACTTTCTTACAAACTATACAAAATCCTGCTGTAGCTCCTTTTATTAAAATACAAAAATTAATTACAGAGTTAGCAATTAGTTTAGAGCTAGATCCTGATGAATTAATGAATGATCCAGAAGAAGCTGCTTTAATGGCTAAAATTATAGGAATGCAGAATGTTGGACAAGCAACTGGCGAAGAAACTAGCCCCCTTGGTGAACAACAAGGAGCTATGGGAAGCCCTACAGGAGCACCTAACCAACCTCAAAACCTTGGAGTTACAGGTACTGGTGGGGGCAACATCGGAACAGGAAATGTTCCGCAGCCAAGGGAAGATGAATTTGCTGGTACGCCTAGAGCAGTTGAAGGCTAACGTAAAGGAGCAATTAGATAATGGGTAAAAAGAAAGTAATTGATAATGTTCTGTCGCTTTTAGGTGCTCAAGAAGACAAAGTTATTAAAAAAGAAAGACAAAAAAGGGCTAAAGATTTTTCTTCTGAAGATACTTTAAAAGAAGATCTTAATGAATTAAATGAATTAGAATTAGAAGAATATCTAGAAGAACAAGGTTTAGATGAATTTGATCTAATGAATATGGGAGTTCTTGATTTAGATGATGAAAGTGTACAAATAGCAGAAAAAGGTGCTTTATCTTTCTTTTCCTATAGTCCTAAAGAAGCAGGTAAAAATTGGATTGATAGTGGTAATACTGCCAATCTTTTAGAATATATGTCTACAGAACTAGATGATCCTAAAAAACTTAGAGATTTTATGGATGGTCTTTCTGATGACACAGTTACTTTTGATGATTATGCAAATGAAGATATTCAAAATCATGCAGATAAATTATTAGAAGAAATGAAAACTTTAAGAGTTATAAAAAATGAAGGTTCTTTACTAGGAGATATTCCTAAGTCTCAATTTGCAGATAAAGATATTAAAGCTGCAGAAAAATCTATAGAAAAACGTAGAGAATTTTTTGAAAGAGATGGTGAAGTATTTGAAAGAGTTCCTTTAGATAGTGGAGAAGATATGCCTTCTTCCTTTCTAAGGAGAGCTACTTCAGAAGAAACTTCTAATTTTAAAAAAGGCAGAGAAAACTTTAGAGTAGGTAAACTTGTAAAAGGTTTATTTGGTGATAAACCTACAGCAATCTCTGAACTTTTACATTTTATGGTAGAAAGACGAGTAGATAAAGGAGCAACTAAAAAAGAAGCTTTTAAAGAGATTAGTGAAAATACAAAACTTCCTATAAAAGAAATAGAAGAAAATGAAAAAATATTTTCTCGTTTGAGTGGTGGAGGAGCTTCTAAAGATATGGTTGATGAAGTTATGCTAACAGGCAAATCTTTATTGAGAAGACCTACTGCATTACAAGAAGCTGCTGAAAACATTGCAGGTGGTAAAGGAACTAAATCAACACGCATAGCTAGAAGAAAAGCAGGGAAAGCTGCAATAGGTGGAGGAGTTTTAGGATATCTTCTAGGTGAACTAGATTTACCTCCAGAAAAAGCTTCAGAGTTTGAACAAGCTTTTAGTGAAGCTCATAACGCAGGAGAAGAAACTTTTACTTTTGATGGTAAAGAGTTTTCAACTGAAGTTAAAAAAGGTAAAGCTATGGGCGGTACAATGTATAACAAAGGCTCATTAGTAGGTAATCAAACTACACTAGATGCTAATAAAGATGGTGATATAACAGGAGAAGACTTTGCTATGCTGCGTAATAAAAAACAAGAAGGTGGCTCTATGCTAGTTCCTCCTGAAATGGAAGCAATGGCAGAGGATATGCCAGTAGATACCTATCCTAATATTCCACCTGAAGAGATGGCAGAAGTAGAAGCATCACAATTACCTGATGCAGACATGGAAAAAGACTATATGGATTTTGTAGTAGGAGAATCCTTAGATAGTGAAGAACAAAATTATTTAATGAATGCTTTAGAAGCAGACCCTCAACTGAGTCAAATTTTTGGTAAAGTTGTAACGACTGCTTCTGAGTTTACTGGTTCTGGAGAAGTTTCCGGGCCGGGAACAGGTGTATCAGACTCAATACCTGCACGATTGTCAGATGGAGAGTTTGTATTCACCAAAAAAGCTACCGATCAAATGGGGGCAGATAATCTTCAGATGATGATGGATGATGCTGAACGTGCATTTGATGGTGGCGAAATGAGAATGCCTAAACAAGAAGGCGGTAGCATGATGATGTATAAACAAAAGGATGAAGATCCTCTTGCTTATGAAAAAATAGCTCAAGACGAGATTAAAAAATCTATGTTAAGAGCTAATCGTGCACCAAGTTTAATGATGTCTTAGGCATATTTAAATTAAGGCTACCTTGTACATACAAGCCCCAAATTCTTTAGACGTTTAGAATTGGCTACCTTGCAAGAAAAACAAGCCCCTTAGAAAAGGAGTAATGATGTCCGAAACAGAAATTTTAGAAGAAGAACAAGCTAATCCATATAATATGAAGAAAGCTTGGCATCAGCCTGACGGCAAACGTATGCCACAAGCAAATGAATTATATTATGAAGAAGAAGACGCTCCTGTTCAAAAGGCTACCCGTTCTCGAAAGAAAACGGCCCCTACTTCTGATGAGACTAATTATAAAAAAAGATACGATGATTTAAAAAAGCATTATGATAATAAACTTTCTGAATTTAAAGAGAGAGAACAGCAGTTAATATCTGAAGTTAAATCTCAAGAGCCTGAGTATCAAGCTCCTAAGTCTGTAGAAGATTTAGAAAAATTTAGAAATGATTATCCTGATTTGTATGAAACAGTTGAAACTGTTGCTCATCAAAGAACTGAAGAACAACTTTCTAAAGTGCATGAAAAACTTTCTGTTTTGGAAGAAAGAGAAAATGCTATTGCACAAAAGGAAGCTGAATCAGCTTTATCAGAACGTCATCCAGATTTTGATGATATTCGAGGTTCAGATGATTTTCATTCTTGGGCAAAAGAACAACCTGAACAAATACAAGGTTGGGTTTATGAGAACCCAAATAATGTTTCTTTAGCTATCAAAGCTCTTGATCTTTATAAATTAGAAACTGGAAAAGGACAAAGTTCTCAAAAATCTAGTTCAAATAATAAACAACGTAGAGTTTCTGCTGCTGATATGGTTTCTACTAAAACCACAAATGTAGAACCTCGACAAGATAAAATTTGGACTGAAACTGAAATTGCGAAAATGTCCTTAGATCAATTTGATAAATATGAAGAAGATATTCGTCAAGCCATTGATGAAGGAAGGATTCGTAAAATATAACTTTTCTAGGAGTAATATAAAAAATGGCTTTTAACCAATCAGATCAGTTTTTTGAACAGAGTACAGATACCAATGGTAACTTTGGTAATTCTGTATCCGGTCAAAATAACTCTTTTTTCTTACCGAAGGTATATTCCAAGCAAGTTCTAAACTTTTTTCGTAAAGCGTCTGTAGCAGAAGCTATAACAAATACGGATTATGCAGGTGAAATTTCTGCTTTTGGAGACACAGTAAGAATAATTAAAGAACCCGAAATTACTGTTTATCAGTATGAGCGTGGTGCAGATGTAACGCAGACTAAGTTGACTGACCAAGAAGTTAGTTTGACTGTAGATATTGCTAATGCATTTAAGTTTATTGTTGATGACATAGAAACAAATATGTCTCACGTAAACTTTCGTGACGTAGCAACTTCATCTGCTGCTTATGCTCTCCGTGATGCTTTTGACGCAGGTGTTATTGCGACAATGATAGCAGGTGTTTCTGCATCGAGTCCTAATCATATATTGGGATCTGATAATGCTACCGATCTTGCCGAAGGTACTTTTGATGGTACTGGTAATCTTGATATCGGTTTTGGAACGAATGAGCATGATCCTATTGATGTCCTTAGTCGTATGGCTCGTCTTTTGGATGAGCAAAATGTTCCTGAAGAAGGTCGATGGTTCTTGGCAAGTCCTGAGTTCTATGAAGTTTTGGCTTCAAGTTCTTCTAAGTTGCTTTCCGTTGACTACAATGCAGGACAAGGATCTATACGAAATGGTCTAGTATCTTCTGGACTGTTGCGTGGATTTAATATGTATAAAACTAACAACATTGCAGCTACTACTAATGCAGCAGGACAATGTTTGGCAGGTCATATTTCATCTACAGCTACAGCACAAACGATTACTAGCACTGAAGTAATTCGTGATCCTGACAGCTTTGGTGACATTGTACGTGGACTTCATGTTTATGGTACGAAGGTTCTCCGTGGTGAAGCATTGGTTTCTGCCTTTTATGGCATTGACTAATATAAGTTTGGGAGGGTCGTTATGCGGCCCTTCCGTTCTTTTATAGGATAAATAATGGCTCAGATAGGTTCAAATGAAAATCCTGTTATGTTTCGTAAAGCGATTGTAAGTAAAAATAGTCGTTTTAGAAAAGGATTTGATAAATCAAAATATGATGAAAATTACGATAAAATTTTTAATAAAAATAAATCTGAGTTCGATATCTGTCGTGAGAAAAGTAAACCTTTTTGTAGTGAACAGGAATAACAAATTATGAAAAAAATGATGTATGGTGGGATGTCTAAAAAGAAAAACATGATGGGTGGCGGTAGAGCTATGTATGGTCATGGTGGTATGTATAAAAATGTACAAGACATGGAGAAACATTGTTACAAAGGTCTTAATGTTGCTAAAGGTTATGGAACTAAAAATGCTTTAGAAGTATCTATTTCAATAGAGAAAGTATAATGAAAGTTCCTGCTCCTAAAGGACATCATTGGATGAAACAAAAAAATGGTAGTTACAAATTAATGAAACATCAGGGGAAATTTGTTAAACATAAAGGTGCTAGTTTAGCAGTTGATTTTCCTATCCAAAAAAAACATACATAGATAACTAGTAGACCATTATGGCTGAAACATTTCTTAATTTATCAAATGAACTTTTAAGAGAGCTTAATGAAGTTTCTTTAAGTAGCACTACATTTTCATCAGCTATTGGTGTTCAAGCTCACGTTAAAGATGCTGTTAATAGAGCTTATCTAGATATTGTAAATGAAGAACCTCAATGGCCTTTTCTTGCTACAGGACTTAGTGGTGCCACAGATCCTATGTATGGAAATGTTTATGTAGAAACAGTTGCAGGTACAAGATGGTATCTATTAAAAACTAGTAGTTCTAGTTTAACTACTGATTATGGTTATATAGATTGGGGAAACTTTCTTTTAACTACAGTAGGAGTATCAGGAGAATCTGCTCCTCACACAATTCGTAATTTAAGATTTACAACTACGGAAGAGTGGAAAGATTTTTTTAGGATTTCTCAAAATAAAGATGATTCAGATACTCAAAATTATGGAGTACCTTCTAGAGTTATTAAAAGTCCTGATAATAGAAAGTTTGGATTAAGTCCTATTCCAGATAAAGTCTATCGTATTTGGTTTTATGCTTATGATTTACCAACTGAACTTTCAGCACATGGAGATCAAATAGTATTTCCTAATATCTATAAGCCTGTTCTTTTAGCAAGGGCTAGATATTATGTACATCAATTTAAAGAAAATCCTCAAGCATCTGCTTTTGCATTAGAAGATTATCGTAGAGGATTAAAATTAATGAAACTTCATCTTTTAGAACCTACTCCGGGTTATTTTAAAGATGACAGAATAAGGTTCGTTTAGTGTCTCAACCTTTCGCCCTAGCTTGTCGAGGTGGTTTAAATGTTAATTTAAATCAACTTGAAATAATGCGTCAGCCCGGATTAGCTACAGAGTTATTAAACTTTGAAGTAGATCCTGATGGTGGCTATAGGCGTATTAGTGGCTTTACTTTATTTGGTGGAGGTTCTTCTGCAAGACCTAACTCTAGTAATAGAATACTTGGACTAGCTGTATATGCAGATGGCTTA